CTAAAATTACAATGTATAGTAATGTTGTAATAGCTGAAAAGAAAAAAGGAGATGTTACTGTCGGTAAATTGTCAGGTAATATAAATTCTTTAAAAAATGAAATAGAAAAAATTCCTCAAGATACTTGGCTGTATGTATGGGCAGAAAATGAACAGCATATTAAACTTGCGGAAGAATTGAGTTTTATTAGAGTTGGAGCAAAAATTACAACTTATGGAGAAATTTTTACAATTTATTACAAAGGAACTCCTAGAAAATTTAATGTTGTAGATGCCGCTGAAGAATTGAGTATAAAAAAAATAAAAGATGTTGATATCAATATAGTAGAAAGTATTCACGATAAACTTAAAACTTTACCAGAGTTTACAAATCACTACAGCAACTACAATAAAGATAATTCTTGGTCTGCATTGTCTCTTAGAGGATATACTGACGATCCATCTTTTATTACTAAACCCATAGAGATGAATAAAAAATGGAAAGAAGAACATAGAAAAGAAAATTTTGAAATGCAAGATACTTCTCTATATGAATATTTTCCAGAAGTAAAAAGTTTTTGTAATAGTTTAGGAAATAAAATACATCGTGTTAGATTTATGAAATTAAAAACAAACGGCGGAGAACTTGAAAGACATACAGACCAAGTTGACCCCGATTCAGGAGGGTCTTTAGGTAAGTTAGCACGAATACATTTACCTATAAAAACAAATCTTGAAGCAAATTTTACAGTATGGAATACTAAAGGTGTTCCTCAAAAAATTCATATGTCTAAAGGAGAAGTGTGGTTTCTTGATACAAGAAAACCACATCAAGCTATAAACAAAGGAAGTGAAGAACGAATTCATTTAGTGGTTGATGTAATAGTTGACAGGAGTTTGCATGAGTCTCTTATCGGCTGAATATTATTTAAGTACAGTTAGCGATTGGAATGACCCTAATCCTACTCCAATTATTGAAAATCATAATGGATTTTTTGTTGTGCGTGATGATATGTTGGAATATGGAAGTAAGATAAGATTTATAGATTATCTTATAAAAACTGAAGGTAATGAATGGGTTTTCGGAGGAGCAAATAAAGTTGGTTGGGGACCTATTTCTTTAACTTATGTTTGTAACAAATATAATAAAAAAGCAACTTTTTTTATGGCAAAAAGAAAAACTCCAACATGGCATCAACAAAAAGTTTTAGACATGAATGGTGAAATACATTGGGTGGCAAACGGAATGTTAAATGTCACAAAAGCAAAAGCAAAAAGATATTACGAAGAAGACACAACGAATCGTAAAGTATTACCTCTTGGTCTTGAACACCCTACAGTTTTAGGGTCTATTATAAAAGTCGCAAGAAGTCTTTCGGTAGAACCTACAGAGATTTGGACAGTAGCATCTAGCGGTACTTTAAATAGAGGTCTACAACTAGCATTTCCGAATGTACCAGCTTATGCAGTACAAATTGGTCATAAAATGAGTGACTATGAGAAAGGTAGGGCTGAAGTTATAAAATCTCCTTACGCTTACGATAAAGTAGTTAGTGAGGATAAAATGCCTCCTTATTCTTCAGAGCCTTATTATGATGCTAAAGTCTGGGAGTTTGTAAAAGCAAGAGGTAAAAAGGGAGCATTAATTTGGAACGTAGCTTAATAAAAGCTAAATAGTAATATGAAAAAGATATTATTATTACTACTTTTGTTTAGTTTTTCCACAAGTGCTGTTCCACCTCCTAGAGGAATAGACCCAGTAGAAGCTAAACGACAAGAAAGAAAAGCTAAAGCAGAAAGAGAAAAGGCTCGTAAAGATTCTATAAACTGTTATATAACAGAAAGAAAAAGAAGAAGTGACGGAGGATTTAATTGTATATACAGATGTCCTCTAAAATTTAATCCTAAAACCCGTAAAAGAGAATATCGTGTTGAAAACAATAACGTAGGACCTGGATTCGGGTGCCCTTCAGTAATGAATGTTTTAAGGAGATAATATGGCTTACAGCGATAAAGTTATAGACCATTATGAAAACCCTAGAAATGTAGGGTCAATGGATAAGAGCGACCCTAATGTTGGAACTGGAATGGTTGGGGCTCCAGCATGTGGTGATGTAATGAAATTACAAATTAAAGTTAGTGATGAAGGCATCATAGAAGATGCTAAGTTTAAAACTTATGGTTGTGGTAGTGCTATTGCAAGTAGTAGTTTAGTTACAGAATGGATTAAAGGTAGAAGCATAGAACACGCAGAGGAGATAAAAAATACAGAGATAGCTAAAGAGTTGTGTTTACCTCCTGTAAAAATACATTGTAGTATATTAGCTGAAGATGCCGTTAGGTCTGCAATAGATAATTACAAGAAAAAAAAGATTGAAGTTAAACAGGAGATTTTATAATGTTTAGTAAATTATTATCAAGAAAGAAAAAAGAAGAGAGGTCTGATGCTGATGCGTTGATAGATTTTGCCGATGCAAGTACAACTGATAAAGCACCAGATCCGTTTCATGTAACAAAAGAGGCCGCTAAAAAGATAAAGTCTTTGATAAGTGAAGAGAAAGATGCGACTGGCTTAAGAATATTTGTTCAAGGTGGCGGTTGTTCTGGATTTCAATATGGATTTGCATTTGCTGAAAAACTTGAAGATGATGATACAAAGGTTAATCAACATGGTGCAAATGTAGTAGTTGATGCAATGAGTTATCAATATGTAATGGGTGCTGAAATAGATTATAAAGATGATTTACAGGGGTCAACTTTTGTAATTCGTAACCCACAAGCAACATCTACTTGTGGTTGTGGTTCAAGTTTTGCATACGGTTAAAGGAGATATAATGAAAAAATTATTGTTAATAGTATTACTTTGTTTTTCAAATTTTGTAATGGCAGGAAATTCTAAATTAGGTGAATCTAAATTTAAAATGAATTGTAAACAATGTCATGGTCCAGCTGGAATGGGTATGGCAAGTTATCCTAAAGTATCTGGAAATTCAGTAGAATACACTATTGATAAATTAAAAACTTATCGGAGTGGAAAAGAAATAGGACCTAACTCAGCACTAATGATAATGATGGCTAAACCTTTAAGTGATACTGATATAGAAAATTTAGCTGAGTATCTAAAGGACGCAAAGTAAAAATATGTATGAATATAATTGTAAAATAGTTAAAGTTGTTGACGGCGATACAGTAGATGTAGATATTGACCTTGGGTTTGGAATATGGATAAAAAAAGAAAGAGTGCGTTTGTATGGAATAGATGCACCTGAATCTAGAACAAGCGATAAAGAAGAAAAAAAATACGGTCTTGCATCTAAAAATTTTGTATTAGAAATGATGCCAATAGAAAGTAGTCAAGTTTTAAAAACTATGAAAGATGGAGTTGGTAAATATGGAAGAGTGTTAGGAGATTTTATATTATCTAGCTGTAATAATCAATCTCTGAATGAGATGATGGTAGAAAAACATCATGCAGTAAAATATTATGGTCAGTCAAAAGAAGATATACAAGAACAACATTTAAAAAATAGAAAGATGATAGATGGAAATAAATGAATTTATAATATCTTTAGCTGTAGACTTCTGGCAATGGACAGTTTTAATTGTTTTAATTGCAATAGGATTTTTAGTTAATCTATTTGATAAAAAAATAGATAATAGAATAAATTTTAAATATACAGTTTTTCCGCACATGAAACCTATACCTATAAAAACGAAAGGTAAAGGATTTTTTAAAATGATTCTCATGTGGATATTTGGCGTTAGACATTGGGAAGTAGTGAAAGATTTTACTTACACACTAAAAGGTAGAAGATATGTAATACCAGCAGGCTTTAAATTTGATGGAGCAAGTATACCTAAATTTTTACATACCTTTTTATCTCCTGTAGGAGTTCTTTTGATAGGAGGTTTAATACATGATTATGCTTACAAATATCAGACGTTGCTAAAAGCAAATAAAAAAGATACAATGGGAATTGTATCTCAAAAAAAAGCAGATGAAATTTTTAGAGATATTAACATAGAAATAAATGGATTCTTTTTAATGAACTACTTAGCATATTACTCTTTAAGATTGGCAGGTTTTGTTGCGTGGAATAAACATAGAAAAGTAAATGCTAAAATTGGTAAATAGATAAAAGGTATATTATGAAATTAAATTTAGTGAAAGAAACAAATTCAATATTATTTAAAGAGTGTGAAGATTTTAATTTTGAAAATCCTCAAACTGACCCAATAGAATTAGCTAAAGATTTAAATGAGACTATGATTCATAATAAAGGATTAGGTCTGTCAGCTAATCAAGTAGGTCTATCATATAAAGTATTTGTTGTAAGAGTTGAAGATGAAACTCCATGTGCATTTTTTAATCCTAGAATTGTAGACATATCTGAAAACAAAGTTTCAATGCAAGAAGGTTGTTTAAGTTTTCCTTTGTTGTTTTTAAAAGTAAAAAGACCTGATGCTGTTAAGATTAGATATGAAGATGAGAATGGAAATACAATGACAAATACTTTTACAGGAATGACTGCTAGAGTAGTATTGCATGAGTATGACCATCTGAAAGGCCAAGTCTTTACAAATGTTGCTCATAAGTTTGAAAGTGAAAGAGGTTTACGAAAACGTATGATTTTAAAGAGAAAACTTAAAAAATAGTGTTGTTTTTACACATATTGTAAAAAAGTTGTTGCATTTATGTCTAGCTATGATAATATATCTATATGACAACAACAAACGAGAGAAAAAACAATATGAATTTAGAGCAAAAAAACATTCTTTATAAATTATTTTCTGAAGAGAATATTAACGTAGTTCGTAAAAAAGTTGATACTGCTTCATTCAATATAAAGACTAGAACAATTACTATGCCTGAGTTTGATGATATGACTCCTGCTATGGAAGATACTTTAGGAGGTCATGAAAGTTCTCATGCAAAATATACTCCTACTACATGGTCATTCGACCCATCTCACATTGACAATAATAAGTACACATATGTTGATTCTAAGATAAAAAGTTTTGTTAATGTTGTTGAAGATGCAAGAATAGAAAGATTAATAAAAGAAGATTATCCAGGTCTCGCTAAAGTAATGATAAAAGGTTATCAAGATTTTATGGATAGAGATTTTTTTAAACTCAATGGAAAAAATCCTAACGACTTTCTTTTAATTGATAGAATCAATCTTAGATTTAAATTAGGAATTAACTTCAACGTAAACTTTACTGATGAAGAGCAAGTTTTTGTTGACCGTGTTTCAGTATGTAATGAAGATGAAGTTATTTCTTTATCTCAAGAAATTTATGATTACTGTAAAAAAGAGCAAGAGCAAAAAGAAGAAGAACTTGCTCAACAAATGGCTGATGATGATTTAGACTTTGAAGATGAAGATGAAGATGGAGATGATAATCAGTTAGAAGGTAAAGGTTCTGATGAGTCTACTGAAAGTTTTGATGACTCTGAGGAGTCTGATGAAAATTCTGATGAGTCTGACGAAAGTTCCGATGAGCAAACTGAAGATACTTCTTCCAGTAGCATATCTAATTCAAATGATGATATTGAAGAAGATGTTGAGCAAACTCAAGAAACATCATATAGTAAAGGCTATGACCATAGCGAAGTAGTATCTCATACTGATACTTCTTTTTCACAATCTCTAGTTGATGCTACAAGCGACAAAGAAATAACAAACGCTGTATTTCCTGAGTATGATATTAGTAGCATGATTATACCTTGGAAAAAAGTTAAACTTCTTAGAGATGAGTACTATGATGTTAAGAAAAGATATTCTAACGAAAATACATTACTAAGATTTGAAAAGGAAAATAAGTCTGCCATCAATTATCTTGTAAAAGAATTTGAGATGAGGAAAAAGGCGGCAGAATATAAAAGAACACAAGTAGCTAATACAGGTTCTATCAATCCTAATAAGTTACATAGCTACAAATTCAATGATGATATTTTTCGTAAAATTGGAATTACGCCTGAGGGAAAAAATCATGGCGTTACTTTGTTTCTAGATTTATCTGGCTCCATGCATGATTTAATTAAGCCTACGATTGAGCAATTAGTTACAGTTACACACTTCTTAAGAAAAGTAAGTATACCTTTTGAAGTACATACTTTCACTACTGGAAATGGAAAACTAGATGCAGAGTTTAATATTGATAGAAATGAAATGGCAAACAAATCTGGTCTTAAGTATAAAGATAATGACCTACAGTTTAGAGATGATATGAGTAATATTTTTATGATGAATATTTTGTCTAGTAAAATGACAAACACTCAATATAGAAAAATGACTGATGATTTATTAGATGTTGCTCATTTATCTCTTAACTATAACAAACTAATCAACAGAAATAGTGTTAGCGTTCATTCAGTTTTTGATAAGCATCGCTACTATAACAACTGGTATTGGAACTTCTCATTAGGAGGCACTCCATTAAACATACTTATAGGTGGTGCTGTTAAGATGATTAACAAGTTTAAGACTGATAACAGAATTGAAAAGCATACTACTCTATTTGTTAGTGATGGTCACGATTCTGATTATGCTTTTATCTATGATGCAGAAACCAACTACGAGAGAAGTCAAGAATGTATTCAACCTTCTATCGGAAAAAATGTTTCATACATTAAAGATAGTAAGTCTGGCAAGATATACAAGACTCATGAGAAAGGTATAACTCCTACAATTGTTGATAGATTAAGAGATAGAACAAATTCTACAATCATCAACTTCTTTATCATTCCTAATAAAGCATATGAGATAGAAAATTGTTTTAGAAGACATGGTATTAAAGTTTATACTTATGGCTCTGATGTAGACCCAATTAAAGAGTTTAGAGCAAAAAAACAAACTTCAGTATATAATTTTGGATATGATGAAGTAATCATAATTCCTACTACTGCTTTGAATTTAGAGAATGATAGCCTTGATGAGTTAGTTAGTTCTGAAGATTCTATTAGAAAAATTACTTCAGCGTTCAAAAAGATGAATAAGGGAAGATTAACTAACAGAGTATTTTTATCAAAAATAATAGAAAATGTAGCTTAATTGCTACATTTTCTGTTGACATTCTCAGTCAGTTTGATATACTGTTTTTAAGTAGTTAATTATATTATTTTATTTTTGAGGAGAAATTATATTATGAATGTAGCCAAATATGTGAATCTTGACCAAGTAAATGAGTTAGTAACAAAGTATGGTGATGTTGTCACTAACAAACAAATCATGGAAACTTTTCGTGATGGTAGAACTCCTACTTCCCTTAGAATTCCTTGGCCAGACTATAACAAGTTAACGTCTAAAGAGTTTAAAGTTTCTAGAGGAACTTATAATTACTCAAGCGTTTTGAATGATGTAAATGAGCCTGCACAGTCGAATGACAGTCTAAACGCTATGGCACAAGTAGTTGACATTAAGCCTGTTAGTAAAGCTGTTATCAGTTCTGTATCTCATGTAGAGCGTGATATTATTCCTACAGTAGATTCTTTATATGTTCCATTTGGATTTTCTGAGAGTATGACAAAACTGATTGCAAGTAAAATATTTTATCCTGTATTTGTTTCAGGTCTTTCAGGTAATGGTAAAACATTTATGGTAGAACAATCATGTGCCAAAACCAAACGTGAGTGCATTCGTGTAAATATTTCAAAAGAAACTGATGAAGATGATTTGTTAGGAGGTTTCAGATTGATTAACGGCGAAACAAAATGGTTTGATGGCCCTGTAGTACAAGCAATGAAGTCTGGTGCTGTTCTTATTCTTGATGAGATAGATAGAGGCTCTAATGCTCTTTTATGTATTCAAGGTGTTATGGAAGGTAAAGGAGTAATCATCAAAAAAACTGGAGAGTATGTTGAGCCAGTGCAAGGTTTTAATGTTGTTGCTACCGCAAATACTAAAGGTAAAGGTGATGATAGTGGTAAGTACATGGCCGCAACAATTCTTGATGATGCTTTTCTAGAGAGATTTCCAATTACTGTTGAGCAAGAGTACGCTAATGAAAAAACAGAAATGAAAATTATCATTAAGAAAATGGAGTCTCTTAATATACAAGATACTGAGTGGGCAACTAATCTTATCAAGTGGGCAAATATTATTCGTAAGACTTACAAAGAAGGTGGAGTTGATGAGATTATTTCTACTAGAAGATTGATTCATATTGTTGAGGCATCAATTATGTTTTCAAAAGTAGATTCGATTAAATATTGTATCAATAGATTTGATGAAGAGACTAAAGAATCTTTCTTTGACCTCTACACCAAAATAGATGCTGGTGTTGATGTTGAAGAAACTTCTACTGAAGAGTCTGCCGTAGCTAGTACTGAATAGTAAACTTTTTAAAAAAGACCTCACTAGTTGGGGTCTTTTCTTATATATAGAAAGTGTGTCATATTTAAAATGGAGTTATAATGCAAATTGAAATGAATATCGAGTTGTTAAGAAATAAAAAATTGTTTTTAGCAACTCCAATGTATGGTGGTATGTGTTCAGGTGTTTACACTAAATCTTTGAGTGACTTCATGGTTTTATGTACAAAGTATCAAATTGAATGTAAGTTGTTTTTTATATTTAATGAATCACTTATTACTAGAGCCAGAAATTATTTAGCTGATGAATTTATAAGAAGTGGATATGACCATCTAATTTTTATTGATAGTGATATACATTTTGAGGCTCAAGACGTACTTTTATTATCTCACTATGCCGCAACTGAACCTGAAATGGAAATTGTTTGTGGACCTTATCCTAAAAAAGCAATCTCATGGGAAAAAATAAAACTAGCAGTAGATAAAGGTTATGCTGATAAAGACCCGAATACTTTAGAAAACTTTGTAGGAGATTATGTATTTAATCCTGCTGACGGAATTACATCATTTAGAATTGATGAGCCTGTCGAAGTTAAAGAAGGTGGAACAGGATTTATGTTAGTGACTAGGACAGCATTTGATAAATTTGCTAAAAAATATCCTCAACAATCTTATAAACCTGACCATGTTAGAACAAAAGCATTTGATGGTAGTAGAGAAATAATGGCATACTTTGATTGTGTTATCGACCCAAAGACTAAAAGATATTTATCTGAAGACTATATGTTTTGTCAATGGGCAAGGGAAGCTGGAGTTAAAGTGTTTATGTTACCGTGGCTAAATTTAAAACATGCAGGTACTTATATATTTGGAGGTTCGTTACAAGCATTAGCAACTATTGGAGCATCACCTACAGCAGATACTAGTGTGCCTAAAAAATGATAGACTACAAATATAATGAAAGTATTTCTCTAAAAGAAATAGAGAAATATATTGATAAAACATATAGTCAACATTACTCAAAAAATAATTTTCAAGCTACTGAATTTATAATTGACGGCGGTCATGGTGAAGGTTTCTGTATCGGAAATATTATGAAATACGCTCAACGATATGGAAAAAAGAGTGGTAAAGATAAAAATGACTTACTAAAAGTAATTCATTATGCGATAATAATGTTACACGTTCATAATCTAGAGAAAGGAAGTGATAATGAAATTAAGTGAAGATACGATTTCTATTTTAAAAAATTGTGCCATGATAAATGAAGGCATACAAATAAAACCAGGGTCTACAGTTAGAACTATTTCTAAAATGAAAAATGTTTTAGCCAAAGCTACAATCAATGAGACTTTTGATAATGAAATTGTTTTGTATGATTTGAATAAATTTCTAGGTCTTGTTGGAATGCTAAAAGACCCTGAGATAGAAGTTAACTCAACTGAGAAAACTTTAAACGTAAAGTCTAGTTCGACTAATAGCAAAATTAGACTATCTGATGTGAGTATGATTATTGCTCCACCAGAAAAAGATATTGATTTAGTTGCTCCTGAGGTTGAGTTTAAATTAAAACAAAATGACTTAAATCAAGTTGTAAGGTCATCTTCTGTTTTAGGACTTCCAAACATAGCTGTTATTGGGAATAGAGAAAGTATATACTTAGCTACTCTAGACCAAAAAGATTCTAACAGCGATGAGTTTAAAATAGAAGTAGGAAGTACTACTGCTGAATTTGTTTTCTATTTTGCTACTGAAAATTTAAAACTGATTGCTGGAGATTATGATGTTTCTATCACAACAAAAGGTTTTTCTCATTTTAAAAATGTGAATGGAAGAATTGAATATTGGCTAGCCAATGAAGCAGGTTCTGAATTTAGTGAATAATATATTATGGAGTTTTTATGTTACAAGACATTTTATGGGTGGAAAAATATCGTCCTAAAAAAATTGACGAAGTTATATTACCTGAAAATTTAAAAAAAACTTTTTCTAAGTTTGTAGAGCAAAAAGAAATTCCTAATTTAATTTTGTCAGGTGGCTCTGGTGTTGGAAAAACAACTATAGCTAGAGCCGTTTTAGAGGAGTTGAACGCAAACTATATCGTAATTAACGGGTCGTTAAATGGAAACATTGATACCTTGCGTAACGATATTCAAAACTTTGCATCTACCATGTCATTCACAGGTGATAGAAAATATGTCATCTTAGATGAGGGCGATTATTTAAATGCTCAAAGCACACAACCTGCTTTGAGAAATTTTATGGAAGAGTTTTCATCTAATTGTGGTTTTATAATTACATGTAATTTTTTAAACAGAATTATAAATCCTCTTCATAGTAGATGTTCAGTAATAAATTTCAAAATCAATTCTAAAGAAAAAGCAAAGCTGGCATTTAGTTTTTTGAATAGATTAAAAAACATACTATCTTTAGAAAATATTTCTTACGATGAAAAAGTATTAGCACAGTTGATAATGAAATATTTTCCTGATTGGCGAAGAGTTTTAAATGAATGTCAGAGACATTCTTATGACGGAAATATAGGTAAAGACATACTACAAGATGTAAAAGATATTTCTTTAGCACCTTTAGTCAAGTCTATGCATGAAAAAAACTTTTCTTCAATGAGAAAGTGGGTTTCAGAAAATCTTGATAATGATGTAAACGAAGTGTTTAAAAATTTATATGAGAACTTTATAAAGCAATTAAAGCCTAATTCTGTTCCTCAATTTGTTTTGCACTTGGCAAAATATCAATATCAATCTGCTTTTGTGGCAGACCAAGAAGTAAATATGGTAGCGTTTTTAACTGAAGTCATGGCAGATTGTGAGGTCTCTGGTGGATAATAATATGAAACATCAAATGCTAGGTCAACTAGGTGAAGCTGTAGTTCAAAACTATTTGATTGATGAGGGATATAAAGTAAAAAAATCTGTAAATACTTTTGACCATGAAAAAGATTTTACTGTAGATGGAAAATTTATAGAGGTCAAAACTCAAATGCCTTTCTTTTCAGAGAGCGGATTTACGATTAGACCTAATCAATTAAAAAAATGTAGAAGTGTCGATATGTTGTTTTTTGTTGCAGTTCCTAATACTAAAGGAAGGTTTACTGATTACTATGGAGGTAATGTCTACCAAGTAGACCCAAAGAATGCAAGATGGAGAACTAGAACTGTTTTCTATGACAAGAATACAGGAGTAAGAACAATGAAAGTTTTACCCATAGAACAAGATGCTGTTAAATTAGTCCATAAAATTTCAGATAGTTTAATTCTAAAACAAATGGAAGAATTGAGTGTGAACGATATATGAAAAATGTTTTTGATTACTTAAACTCAATAAATCATAATAAAAAAGATATGATTAAAAATGACGAGTTCAATGAAAAAGAATACAATTCGTTCATAGTAAATAAAGGTCTATCTTATTTTATAGATACAATTATATTTGCAAATGATATGAATATGGCTTTTGAGTTAGATAAAAAAGCACAATACCTCTATTTGCTAAATAGTATTAGACCTAGAAAAAGATATTCTAAATGGTTTAAAAAAGATAAAGAGAAAGATGTTGAGTGGATTTCAGAACATTATGGTTATAGTCATAAAAAGTCTAAACAAATCTTGAATGTTTTAAGTCCTGAACAAATCTCACTACTAAAAGAACAACAATAGGTAAAAATATGATTGGGGTAGAAAATTTATTAGAAGTTGAATTAGTTAAAGAAGATGATTTTTTAAAAGTACGAGAAACTCTTACTAGAATAGGTGTCGCTTCTAGAAAAGATAAGACTCTTTATCAGTCTTGTCATATATTACATAAGAGAGGTAAATACTACATAGTACATTTTAAAGAATTGTTTGGGTTAGATGGAAAGTCTACAGATTTTACAGATAATGATTTATCTAGAAGAAATGCAATAACTAAATTACTGGCAGAATGGAATTTAGTAAAGATTGTAAATCAAAATATAACTGAAGAACCTGTCGCTCCTTTATCTCAAATAAAAATTATATCGCACAAAGATAAACATGAATGGAATCTTGTGACTAAATATAATATAGGGAAAAAACGAGAAAACTTGTCTTGATTTTATAATATTTTTTTTGTAGAGTATAGTTATGGCTAATAATAAAAAAGTTTATGATTGCGATTTACATTTGAGAATCACAAAAAAACAAAGAGATGCACTAGACTTTGTGGCTGACCAGAAAAATGTCAGGCCTTCTCAAGTTGTGAGAGAAATCTTGAATCAATCTCTTCCTAATTTAGAGAGAGATGTAAGAACCCAGAAGGGTGTAGTAGTTGATCCATTGAGTGGTATTTTTTCTTAATTTTATATCATAGGAGTCTTTATGAAAAAGCAGTCCCAGTTTCAAAAAGTCCTCAGTTATTTGCGAGGCAAAAAACGTACTCTGACAAGGTCTCAGGCCATGCAGAGATTTAAGATTAAAAACTTACCTGCTAGAATTAGTGAAATAAGACAAGCTGGCTATACGGTAAAGAAAGTGAAAAATAGAGTAGGAACGACTGCATATTCTATAGTTTCACGTTAATTTTTGTTATAAATAAAAGCGATACGCCTACCAAGGGTATCGCTTTTTATTTTATTAACTCGCTTAATTTAAGGAGACTATTATGACAAACCTAGCATTACAGCCTTTTGGCGATGTCTTTGACAAATTCTCAAAATCTTTTATTGGTAGTGATTCAGTTTATGATAATATGCATAAACTTCATGATGACTTAACCAAAAATATTCCAAACTATCCCCCTTATAATATTCGTAAGGTCGAAGATAATAAGTATGTTATCGAACTTGCTTTGGCAGGATTCGCAAAACAAGACTTAGAAATTATTCTAGAGGAGAATAGGCTAAAGATTACAGGAAAAACTGTTGAAGATTCCTCGGAAAACTTCTTATTCAAAGGAATAGCAAATAGAACTTTCACTCGTTCCTTTGCTCTTGATGAACAAGTTGAAGTAAAAGATGCAGAGATGTTAAATGGGTTGCTTAAAGTTTTTCTGGAAAGAATTATTCCAGAACATAAGAAACCTAGAAAGATTGATGTAAGAGATGAAACTAGTGATGTTGCAAGTTCTAAGAAAATAGAAAAGAAGTAGCCAAAAGGGGAACAAAAATGTTCCCCTTTTTTAATTAGTATTGATATGAGTTGTATACTCATGTACAATATGTATTGTATGAGTCTAATCTAAATAAGCAAAGCTACTAATGAAATTTTATACTAATTTTTTAAGATACGGCAACCGAATCTTTATTAGAGGATATAGCAATGGAAAACAATTCAGCGACAAAGTTGAATACAATCCTATATTATATTTTCCCACAAAAGAAAAAACTAAATTTAAAACTTTACACGGCGAATATGTAAAGCCTGTTCCTCAAGCAAATATCAAAAGTGCATTAGGAGTTGTTAAGAATTATAACGAGATAGAGAACTATCAAGTTTATGGTTCTACTAATTTTCCTTATGTTTACATCAATGAAACATACTCAGGAAAAATTAACTATGACGTATCTCAAATTAGAGTTGCTAATATAGATATTGAAGTTGCATCTGAAAATGGATTTCCTCACGTTGCTTTAGCATCGGAAGAAGTTATATCAATTACAATTAAATTAGAAAACACTTTTCATGTGTTTGGTTGCGATGAATATTCTAACAGTAAGGAAAATGTAGAATACTATAAATGTGATTCGGAATCTGATCTATTAAAAAAGTTTTTACAGTTGTGGAGTAAATATAATCCAGATGTTGTTACAGGTTGGAATGTAAGATTTTTTGATATTCCTTACTTGTATAATCGTATGTGTAAAATTCTAGGAGAATCCGAATCTAAAAATTTGTCACCATGGAAAATAGTCGAGGCAGATAATATATTCATTAGAGGTAGTGAGCAAAAATCATACAACATTTATGGCGTAACAACTTTAGATTATTATGAACTTTACAAAAAGTTTACATATGCTCAACAAGAAAGTTATAAGTTAGACCATATTGCATTTGTTGAGTTGGGAGAAAAAAAATTAGATTACTCTGAGTATGAATCTTTACATACTTTGTATAAAAATGACTATCAAAAATTTATTGATTATAATATAAAAGATGTTGAGTTAGTTGATGCTTTAGAAAATAAAATGAAATTGATAGAACTTGCACTTGCTTTGGCTTATGATGCTAAAACAAATTATACAGATGTATTTACTCAAGTTAGAATGTGGGATTGTTTAATTCATAATTATTTGATAGATAAAAATATTGTAGTTCCTCAAAAAAGAGTTACAAGAAAAGATGTACAATATGCAGGTGCATATGTGAAAGACCCAATTGTAGGAATGCACGACTGGATTGCTTCATTTGACTTGAATAGTTTATACCCTCACTTGATTATGCAATATAATATTTCGCCTGAAACAATTATGAGCGAGTCTAGTATGCCTACAAATATTGAACACTATCTTAACTCCTCAAATCAAATAACAAAAACTGAGTATTCTGTGGCGGCAAATGGAACTTGTTTCTCTAAAACTAAAAAAGGTTTCTTACCTGAAATGATGGAAAGCATGTATACAGAAAGGTCGGAATACAAAAAGAAAATGATTTTAGCTGAAAAAGAATATGAAAAAACTAAAGATAAAAGTTTAGTTAATGATATCTCTAGATACAAGAATATTCAAATGGCAAAAAAGATTCAACTAAATTCAGCTTATGGTGCCTTAGGTAATGAGTATTTTAGATTTTTTGATGTTAGACAAGCTGAGGCAATTACGTTGTCAGGTCAGTTAAGTATTAGATGGATTGCTAATGATTTAAACAAATATTTAAATAATTTATTAGAGACAAAGGATAACGATTATGTTATAGCCTCTGATACTGATTCCGTTTATATAAACTTTGGACCATTAGTTTCAAAAGTTTTTAAGAATGAAACTGATAAAAATAAAATTGTAGATTTTTTAGATAAAGCATGTTCCGAAAAAATAGAACCATTCATTGATAACTCTTATGAAAAATTAGCGAAAAGACAAAATGCTTTTTCGCAAAAGATGATTATGAAAAGAGAAGTTATAGCTGACAAAGGAATATGGACAGCTAAGAAAAGATACATCTTAAATGTTTGGGATAGTGAAGGTGTACGATATGGTTCTGCTAAATTAAAGATGTCAGGAATAGAAGCTGTTAAATCATCAACTCCTTATGCATGTAGAGAAAAAATTAAAGAGGCACTAAAAGTTGTTATGAGAGGTGAACAAGATGAGTTTCATTCTTTTATTAAAACTGCTAAAAATGAATTTAATAAATTGTCTTTTGAAGACATTGCTTTTCCTAGAAGTGTTTCAGATATTGAGAAATTTAAAGATAAGACTCATGTTTATGGAAAAGGCACTCCTATTCATGTAAGAGGTGCGTTGTTATTTAATTCACTAATCGGAAAAAATAAATTAGAGAAAAAATATGAAATTATAAGAAATGGAAGTAAAGTTAAATTTTGTTACTTAAAACTTCCTAACCCTATTCAAGAGAATGTTTTAGCTATAAATAACATATTACCTAAAGAATTTAAACTTGAAAAATATATTGATTATCAGCTACAATTTGAAAAGGCATTTTTAGAGCCTTTGAATATTATTGTAGATAAGATCGATTGGACAACAGAAAAAGTAAATACACTAGAGGGGTTTTTCTCATGAGCATAAGAAACATACCAGAAGAATATTTAAAATTTAGAAAAGAAGATGACTATGGATTTAGTGCTGTAGATGAATCATCACTTCAGACTACAGTAAATCCTGACACATTGGAAACTGAAGTTATTGCAAACTCAATTTCTACATCTAATGAAAATATATCAAAGTTAGAAAATAAAATAGACAGTATTGTCAATCTTTATAATAAAAATAAATTAGGATTAGATGCTGAAAGAAAACAAATGGAAGAGGAAGTTGCATCTAAACTAGTTAAAATAGAACAGTTAATAATGCCTTTATTAGTAAATCTAATGAAGAATCCTGAGAAAGAATATATTTACTGGCCTAACAGAATTGAAAAGTTACAAGACCAAGTGGATAAAGTTTTAGAATTGACTAGAGATTAAATTATGTTTTTTGTTATATTGATGTTGCTTAGTGCATTATCAGTCTCAGCGATTGCGGCTTACTATTCCATCATAGGACTTATAGCTATATTCGCCGCTAGTCCTGCCCCTATAGCTATTATGGGAGCATCTTTAGAGGTAGCTAAACTTATAACAGCTAGTTGGTTATATAAGAATTGGGATAATGCACCTAAGGTTATGAAATACTATTTTACAATAGCAGTAGTTATTTTAGTATTCATAACTTCAGTAGGAATATTTGGATTTCTTTCAAAAGCACATTTAGAGGCAAACATAAATGTGGGAGAAACTTCAGTACAATTGAAAATACTGAAAGAGCGTGAGTCAATGTTAAATGAAAGATTACAATATCTTTATAAAAAAGCAGGTGATGACCCTGAAAAAATAGCTAGAGCAACAAATAGAGCCATCTTAGAAACTCAAGATGATTTGCAAAAAATTAAACTTGAACAGTTGCCTTTGATGAGAGAAGAAAATAAACAGATGGCAGAAGTAGGACCTCTTAAATATATAGCGGAGTTAATTTATGGAGATAATGTGGAATCGCACTTTGATTCTGCTGTTAGATTTGTTATAATGTTATTAGTATTTGTATTTGATCCATTAGCAGTATTATTAGTTGTTGCTTCAAATTATTCATTTAAGCAATTAAAAGGAGAAATACCAGTAACAAAAAAAGTTGTTTTAAAAAAACCGACAAGGAAAAAAATTACAAAGAAAAAAATAGGTGCATCTACACCGTGGCCTGTACCTGTTGATAAAAATGAATTGAAAGAGTTACGAGATAAAATTTCTTAAAGGATAGTTATGAATTTTTTTACGAATTTAGTTGAGCAGTTAAAAGATGAAGATACAACAATTGCTAGTTTACAAAATGCATCTTCAGAATTTAGTGGTTATATTGATACTGGTTCCTATGCACTTAATGCCTTGTTGTCAGGAACTATTCATGGAGGTGTTCCTAATAACAAAGTTACTACTTTTGCAGGCGAATCTGCCACAGGAAAAACATTTTTTGTTTTAGGAGTAGCGAAAAGATTTTTAGAAGACAATCCTGAAGGCGGTGTAGTTTACTTTGATACTGAGGCCGCTGTAACTAATAAAATGATGACTCAAAGAGGAATTGATACAAGCAGAGTCGTTATATCAGAGCCAGATACAATTCAAAAATTTAGACATACAGCACTTCAGATTATTCAAAAATATTCTGAGCAACCTGAAGATAAAAGAAAACCTATGATTATGATTTTAGATTCTTTAGGTCAGTTATCTTCTACGAAAGAAATGGAAGATACGTCTGAGGGAAAAGAAACAAGAGACATGACTAAATCTCAAACTCTTAAAGCTACGTTTAGAGTTCTAAATTTAAAGTTAGCTAAAATTAATGTTCCATTGATGGTCACTAATCATGTGTACGATGTTGTAGGTTCTTACATTCCAATGAAAGAAATGTCAGGAGGTAGCGGTCTCAAATATACAGCTAGTACGATTGTATATTTAACTAAGAAAAAAGAAAAAGATGGAACTGAAATTATAGGAAATATTGTAAAAGCAAAACTACACAAAAGTAGAATTACAAAAGAAAACAAAATAGTAGAAACTAAATTAACTTACGATAAAGGATTAGATAGATATTATGGTTTGTTAGATATAGCTGAAAAATATAATATAATAAAAAAAGTTTCTACACGATATGAGTTGCCTGATGGAACAAAAGTATTTGGAAAAGCAATAAATCAATCACCTGAAAAATATTTTACTGAAGATATTTTACAAAAAATAGATGATGTTTGTAAACAAGAATTTTTGTATGGGCATGAAACTGTAGGAGAAGAAGATGAAGCCGTTATTTAAATTAACTGAGTTTGATTCAAAAAGAAATACTACTATTGTAAAAATAGAAGAGCCTGAATTTAGAAATATAGATTTTTATTTTAATACAATAAAACCAGCAAAAGACCCAAATGAAGATGGAACATACACAATTTCTTTTGAGTACGAGACTATAAATGAAAATGAAAATATCGAATCTACTTTTGATGATGAAAAGAAAAAAAGATTTGAAAACATACTAGGAAATATATTAAACTCTATATTAGAGGAAAATTTATTAGAAATAAGTTCAAAGGAGTCGAATGAAACTAGAACATAAAATATTAAAACATTTAATTTTTGACGGAGAATATACCCGCACAGTTTTGCCTTTTCTTAAAAAAGAATATTTCAGCGAAACTGCTGAGATAACTTTATTTGATGAAATTTATAAACATATTCATGAATATAAATCTAGACCTACTAAAGAATCTCTTTTAATACAAATTGATAAAAATTCATCTTTATCTGAAAATTTACATAAAGAAACTCAAACTCTTGTAAAAGAAGTTACTACAAATTCTGATATTCAAGATTCAGATTGGTTAATAGATACAACTGAAAAGTTTTGTAAACAAAAAGCAATATACAATGGTTTAATGCAGAGTATTCAAATAGTAGATGAAAATGATAAAGATAGAAATCACTTAGATTTAGGTGCTATTCCTAAAATATTAACTGATGCACTAGCAGTATCTTTTGATAATCACATAGGTCATGACCTTGTAGAAGATGCTGAACAGCGACATGAATATTATCATTTAGTTGAAAAGAAAGTTCCTTTTGATATTGAAATGTTAAATAAGATAACAAAAGGAGGAGTGCCTGAAAAATCTTTAAACGTAATACTTGCAGGTACAGGCGTAGGTAAATCTTTGTTTATGTGTCATTGTGCCTCTGCTAATATGGCTATGGGTAAAAATGTTTTATATATTACCTTAGAAATGTCTGAAGAGAGAATCGCCGAAAGAGTTGATGCAAACTTGATGAATGTTAAGTTAGATGATTTAGTAGCATTACCTAAAGATTCTTACATGAAAAAGATAGAAAGAATACGAGAGAAGACTGCTGGTAAATTGATTATTAAAGAATATCCTACAGCGACAGCAAACCCACTACATTTCAAAAGATTATTAGATGAATTGAGATTAAAAAAACAATTTGTTCCAGACATCATTTACATTGATTACATAAACATATGCACTTCTTCAAGAATAAAGCCTGGCACAAACGTCAACTCATATACATATGTTAAAGCTATCGCAGAAGAGTTGAGAGGATTAGCAGTTGAATATAGCGTTCCTATAATATCAGCTACACAATCTACAAGGTCAGGATATACAAATACTGATGTAGGATTAGAAGATACGTCAGAATCTTTTGGATTACCTGCTACTGCTGATTTTATGTTTGCAATAATATCTAGTGAACAGTTGTCAGAATTAAATCAAATTCTAATAAAGCAACTAAAGAATAGATATAGTGACCCAAACAAAAATAAAAGATTTATTGTGGGTATAGATAAGCCTAAGATGAGAATTTATGATGTAGAGCAGACTGCTCAAAATGATGTATCTGACAGCGGTCAACCTGAAACTAAAGAAAATAAATTTAAGGGGTTTAAGGTATGATAAACGAAAGAAATTTAGATGACTTAAAAATTACATTAAACGGATTAAAAAAATCAATTAAAGAACTTGAGAAAGTAGTTGATAGAATAGAATGCCCTAGAGATTGGAGCCAATCAATTTACACTACAACTGTTAATTTAGATAATGAGGTTCGTGAAACTTACGATTTGTATGAAAACGTAAAGGAAACTTCTATATACGATTCAGGTTCAGGTGCAACAGAAACATCTTTAGTTATGAATGAAGACGAAATGAACGACTTACAATTTAAATTTGATTTTGACGAGGAGAACTTGCAATCACACGAAATAGAGGACGAAGTGAAAAACGTAGTCCAATTTCCATTCCCAAAACAAAACAGACCTTAACCTCAGACATGTTTAATCCTATTGATTTAATTGAAGAAAGTAAATTAACTAGGATTAAAATGTATAAAAAAAGTGGTATGTACTACTTGGTTAGAAATTCTGTAATAATATATTCAACATCTTCTAAATTAGTAGCAATATCGAGAATGGTGACATATTAAAAATTATAAATACTCCTATAGAAAAACGAACAATATAGGAGATTTTAATGTCAAAAGATGTTCTCAAAAATACTGATACTGAGGTAGTTGTCAGAATTACCTCAGAGTCTACGGCAAACGTAGCCTTTGCTGATAGTACAAAAGATACTGTGACACCTACAGAATATCACATAAAAGAAATTCACTATTCTAATGAAGGCACCACAAATATTGTTCAATTATTTCGTGGTAACACTCTTTTATATAATTTAGCAGGCACAGGGTCTTTCAAATATGATTCTTGGGTTGATAGTGCAAACTCTACTTCTCCCATAAAAATTACTCCCACAAGTGGTTCTCACAAGTATACGACAGTTTTACACTTGAGAAAAACTGCGGCTTACGATTCTAGCGAGTACTAATATGGAAAATCAAAACGAAGTATTAGACATGGCTCAAAGAAGACAAAGAGCAATGAGATTTAAGAGACTTCAAAAAAGAGTACAAAGAGCAAGAACTCTACAAATGAAAAGATTTGCAGATAGAAGTCGATTAAGTAAAAGAGCAACTAGAACTGCAAGAGGTTTCTTTAAAAAAAGACTTGCAGGAGGTAAATCATATGCCCAGTTAGGAACATCTGCAAAGATGCAAATCGATAGAAGATTAGGTAAGTTTAAAGGTGCAGTAAAGAAACTAGCAACAAGACTAATGCCTACAGTTAGAAAGAAAGAATTATCTAGGAGATAAAAATTGATTTATGATTATTGTATGTTTTTGAATGAGAATGATTTATTTGAAGTTAAATTAAATGCTCATTGGAATGTAGTTGATAAGTTTATAGTGTGTGAAGCAGGCCAAACACACACAGGATTAAAAAAGTCTTTTAATTTTGATGTAGATAGATTTAAAAAGTATGAAGATAAAATCATTTACATAAGAATAAATAACTTTGAGGAAGAAATGAAAAAGTTTCCTAATTTTTTCAACGTCAAAGTTTTAGAAGAAGTAGTTCAGTCTCATCAGAATATTGATGATTGGAAAAGAGAAGCGTTTCAAGTGAATTATGTTTGTATAATATTAGATTATTTAAAAGCTAGTGATAATGATTTAGTTTTAGGTCATTGTGTAGATGAAATACTAAAAGAAAAAAGTATTACAGAAGCTACACAGTTTTGTGGAAAAGATGAAATAGTTAGATTTAATACAGATTTGTATGTTTATAAATTAAATTTACTCCACAAAACAAATGTTACGGCCGCAGGTTGTATGACAACTTTTAAAAAACTAAAGGAGTTATCTCCAGCAGTTATTAGACAAATGAATTTAGGTGATAAGTATATTCAAAATGCAGGTTGGCATTACACATTTTTAGATGGTACAGATGGAGAAAACGTATTATTAAAACAAAAGAGTTGGGCACATTCTAAAGATGTTTATGCAAATAAGAAAACTAAGTTTGATTTTGATACAAAAGAAGAAGCAGTAGAAAGATTGTATTCAGATTATGAACCTATATTAGTAGAGTCAGCGTACTTAAGTTACCCTACTTTTGTTCAGAATAATCTAGATAAGTTTAAAAATTACATATACAAAGAGGAATCAGAGGCATGATGTTATTTAAAAAATATACAGATTTTCTTTTAGAAAAAACAGAGTTAGAGCAAGATCCTCATGTCTCTAAGAGAGACGGCTCTCAACCTAAAAAGTATTACAAAGGTCTTTCAAAAGACAAGAAAGTCTCTAGGGCTTCTCATTTCGACAGACAGAACGATAAGTCTGATTCAGATGCTAGTGCATACAAAGATGCTCCTGGAGATAAAAAGGCTAGAGAAAAGGGGAAAGTAAAAACGTCAAAGCATACTGAAAAGTATAAACAAATGTATGGAGAACAAAAAACGAAAGAAATCAAACAAAGAAATTTAGTTCATTTGAATGCTCCTAAATCTGGTGCTGGTAAACATTCAGACCGTAAAAGACAAGCAAAACAAGGATATGAAAAGCATAAAGGAAAAATACAAGAAGATGACCCTTGCTGGGACACTCATGTACAAAAAGGAATGAAAAAGAAAGGTAATAGAATGGTGCCTAATTGTGTTCCTAAAGAAGAAGTTGAAGTCGATGAGGCTAAATCTGGAACAGGTTACGAACTTTATCATAAAGATTTTTCTTCAGCTATGCAACATGCTTATGATTTTGCGAAAAAGAAATATAAAATTGAAATTGATCCTAGAGACATTGATAGAAAAGTTGCGACAGGACCTAAAAGACCTTCTTCAGGTAAAGCGAATGCTTACAGATTATTAGATAAGACTGGTAAAAAAGCAGTTCAAGTGCAAGTTACAAATCTTGATAATAAAAGATATGAACTTAACATGTATACAGAAGAAGCTAAATTAGAAGAAGATCCTTTTGGAATAACTAAAAAATTAAGTCCTTTAATTCATAAAGCACAGTATAAATCAGCACAAAAAGAATTAAAAGATTTAGTAAAGAAAAAACCTAAAAGTGCTATTATATCTTCTGCCGCCGCAATTGCAAAAAAATATTTTAACGTAGATGCTAGAATTCTAGCAAAGATGGTTTCTGAAGACTACAATGAAGGAGTTGCAACTGATGGTATAAGTATGGCAAGAATTGAACTTGCTAATTTAGAACAAGATGTAGAAGATTTGCAAGAGATGTTTATGAATATGCAAGAGGAGCCTGAGCAATGGGTTCTTTCAAAAATAGCTAAAGCTACTGATTATATAGAGTCAGTAAGAGATTATTTAGAGTTTGAAGGTTTAAACAACTCTGACGATATTGGAGAAAGTTTAGAAGAATTAGAACTTGATTACGAACTAGAAGAAGAAGTCGAAGCAATTTATGAAGAAATGCTTGAAGAAGAGAAGTTTGACCAAGAATTTCATAATATTATGAATGAATCTAAAATTGCAGGTCTAGTTAAAAAAGCTGAAAAATCAGGTATATCTTACAGTATTTTAAAACAAGTTTACAATAGAGGAATGGCCGCTTGGAAAGGAGGTCATAGACCTGGAGCATCTCAACAGCAATGGGCTTTTGCAAGAGTTAATTCTTTTATAACAAAAGGCAAAGGAACATGGGGCAAAGCTGATAAAGACTTAGCTGATAAAGTAAGAGGTAGTAAGAAAGAAGAACTGGAACTTGATGAACGAGTAGAATTAGGAACTGATGCTTCTAGAATCGCTTACGCTAGAGAAACACCAGGGCAGAATCCTGATTTAGTAACTGCAAAATATTCAGCAGATACAGTATTAAACGTGTTAAATGATATTCGTACTCAAAGAGCGAAAAAGATATATGAGGAAGAAGAAGAAATAACTGAAGCAGAATATCAAGGAAAAAAAGTAAAACTAAACGACCCTTTCAGAACATCTGGAGGTCCTAAAAAGTTTTCTGTATATACAATGGGTCCGAAAGGTAAAGTTGTAAAAGTTAATTTTGGTGACCCAAATATGGAAATTAAAAGAGATGACCCAGAAAGAAGAAAAAGTTTTAGAGCAAGACATGGTTGCGATACAGATCCAGGACCTAAATGGAAAGCAAAGTATTGGTCTTGTAAAATGTGGGAAAAAGGCAAATCAGTTTCAGACTTAGACTAAGGAGAATAAACGTGTTTTCAAAAAGTAATTTCGGATTAACAGATAGTATCATAGAAGCAAGTAGAAAAGTTTCTGAAGACTATCAAGAAAAAGTAAAAGGCCTCATGGCAAAGATGGGAATAAAATCTTTGAGAGACTTGTCGCCTGAAGAAAAGAAAAAATTCTTCAATAAATTAGATACTATGCACAAAGCTAAACACGAAGAAGTTGAACTTGATGAAGCTAAAAGCAATTTTCGTGGGAAAAAATACGCCTACGATAGTGACAAACATTTTGGAGGTAAAGGAACACCAGAACAAAGAGTACAACTTCTTAAACTTGGTAATAAAGCATTGAAAGCCGTTCCTAATTCACCTGCACAAAAGAAAATTCAAAAAGAAATACAGGCTCTCAGAAAAGAAATGGGAATGAGTTTTAAAGAAGAAGTCGAATTTGATGAGGCAAAGGTTATGGGTAAAGAAGTATATGACAAGACATTTGCTAATAAAACACAAGCAGATAATTTTGCTAAAAAAATGGGCGGTCGTGTAAGAAAAGTTGGTCGTGTATTCTATGTCTTCAAAGAAGAAGTTGACCTTGATGAGGCAAAAAAGAAAGGAAAACTTTTTCTATATGATACCGAAGCTGAGGCTCGTAAAAAAGCAAAAGAAGTTGGTGGCAAATTTATTAAAGGAATAGGAAGAACTAAACAACATTTTGCAGTTAAAGTTGATGAAGCTGAACAAGTAGATGAACTTAAATCAAAAACGCTAAAGAGTTATATAAGCAAAGCAGGTAAAGATTTATCAAAGAGAGTTGCAGACTATCATTCTAAAGATATTGCATCTTCTCCTAGTAAAATCAACAAAAGAGATTTAGCTATTGACAAAGCTAAAGGTAGACTTAGTATGAATAGACAACTTGGTAGGGCTGAAGAGGTTGAACAAGTAGATGAAATGTTCTCTGATGCTCAAATGAAGTTGCTACAAAAAAAATATGAACCTCTTAGAGGAAAGAGAGTAAGTCTTGATAATTTAAAAAAATTAGATAAGATATTAGACCCAATTTCAGGCAATAAAAAAGCATTAGAAAAATTATATAAAGCAGATGTTCCTTTTGTATCTACTAAGGCATCAGGAATACTTATTATGAAACATAAGTATAAGGCTCCAGACTTGTTGAAAATCAGAGGCCAAGTAGAAAGTGTTCAAGTAAAAGAAGTGATAAAATTTGACGAAGGTGTTGGAGAAAAACATCAAAAGAAAATTGCAATTGATACTGTCAAGAATCCTAAAAAGGCTTTACTAGGAGGAATGTCTGTTTCTGATGCAGAAAAAGTTTTGAAAACTAAATTTAAATTTTCTGATGCTCAAATTAAAAAACTCAAAGAAGAAGTAGACTTAGAAGAAGCTAAAGGAGTCATCAAAGGTTTTAAAACGAATAAACAAAAGCAATCGTATATTGCTTTAGCAAAACAAGTTGGTTTGAAAGTAAAAGATACTCCTAATGGTATTGAATTGTCAGGGAAAAAAGGAGAGATATTAGATTTGCAATTAGCAACTAAAGGCGATTTACAGACTGAGGTAAATCTTGGAGTTCGTGGAAGTCAACCTGATCATTACAAACATATGGGAAATACTCCTTTACAACGTAAAAAAGTAAAACCTGGTTGTGAAGAAAAAGAAATAGACGAGATATCTAAAGACTTAGCAAAAAGTTATGCAAAAAAATCTATGAAAGATATTGCGAAGAAACAACATTCTACAGGAACAGTAAATACATCTAAAAGATTTGCAGGTCTTGATAGAGCGAAAAAAAGAATTGTAAAAGATGATTTAGATTTAGAAAAAATGGCTGGTGAATTAGATGGTGCTTCAAAAATGCACAAAGGTCAATCTGATAGAATTAAAAAGCACTTGAATAAAATGGATAGCGGAAAGACTAAATCTGAAAGAACTCTTACACCAGGAGAAGAAAATAAAAAAGAAAAAATAGTAATGTCTTTAAAAGACAAAGCGGCAGATTTTGAAAAGAGATATCCTGGTAAAGGCAAACAAGTTATGTATGCAGTCGCTACTAAAATGGCTAAAAAGGATTAAAAATGGATTTCGACTTAAATTCTTATTTTAAACAGTTAGATGTTATGTTTGAAAAGGCAAAGAAAAACATCACTAAAAAAATTACAAAACCTCAACCTGCCGAAGACTACTATGGTTTCAAAAAAACTAAACTTAGGTCTTTAAGATATGAACTAGGAGTTATGGAAATAAACATGAAAAAGATGACAGAAAGAGAGTTTAGAAAATTAAAAGAAGAAGTTGAACTTGATGAAGATGCGGTTAAAAAAGCGGCGGCAAAACTGCGTTTGGCAAGAAAATTGAGGTCGCAGAAGAAAGTTGTCGATAGACTGAAAAATAGAGTTGACGGAATTAAAACAGAAAAAACCGTGAAAAATGGAGATAAATTAAGCGGTAAAAAAGAACCCATAAATTTACAACCTGAGTTAAAAACTGATAATAGATAAATAGTAAAAATAAAAACAATAAGGAGAAAGAAAAATGGCACTTTGGGGAACAGCAGATAAAGTTGCAGGATTAGGAACAGTTTCAGTTAGTAATTCAGCAAATCCTACAATTGTAATTGGTAGTGGCACGGCTTTAAGTTCAAATGTAGAAGTTAAAGATGTCATGCTTTTAGGAGCAGAAAGAAGGCAAGTAGAATCAGTTACGAATGCTACAGCACTTGTGGTCGATACAGCGTATGACGGAATTAATCTGTCAGGTCATGCTGTGTCTATTCAACCTGCACCAAAATTTGTTACAGGAGCAGACGTAGCCGCAAATAATATATATGGAGTATCAGATGCAGAAGCAGTTGTCTCTAACAATATTGGTAGAGGACTAAACACTCCAGGTTGGAACAGGTATGTAAGTTATAGCGACATGCATGGAACAACTAGATATAAAGTAGAGCCTTTGTGCGTTCTTAACGTATCTGGCGATGCTGAAGATGATGCAGTATTAGAAGATTCTTAATTTTAATTTAGTGGCCTGAATCCCAGGATTAGCATTCCGATTAAATTCGGTTTATAGAATAGGAGAAATAAATGGCAGATAAAAAAGTAACTCAACTTTCGCAACTAACAGCAGTCGCTAACACCGATGTGCTGTTAGTTATTGATGATCCAGGTGGAACTCCTGTAAGTAAAAAAATAGAACTAGAAGATATTTTTGGAGCAACTTCACAAACAAGTTTTTCTACTATGGACTTTGGTGCTACAGGAAATTCAACTATAGCATCTTCATATCTAACAGTAGATACATCAAACTTAATGATGGTTCAAACTGGAATGGTTGTAAATGAAGATGGTGGAGATTCTGATACAAGAGTAGAATCAAATAATGATGAAAATATGATATATGTTGATGCTGGTAATGATAGAGTAGGAATAAGAACAAATGCTCCTACTTCAGCGTTAGATATAAATTCTAATTCTATTCGTGTTAGAACAGCACAAACGCCTGCAAATGGAGACAATTCAAGTATAGGTTTAGGAGTAGGAACAATTACTTGGGACACTAATTACATTTATGTAGCGGTAAATTCTTCAGCAATATTGAGGGCAAGTTTAAGTACATTTTAAATGATTGTTAAATTAAGTGATGAAAATTTTGAAGAATATGTTGTAAGTAGTTATAAGAATCCTAACTGTGTTTCGATTCTTGAATTTTTAGATGATTTAAAAAAAATACAATACATAAAAAGACTACTAAACAAATATTCTGACAAAGGAGAACTAAAAGAAAGATTGATATTAAATCATATAATATTACTTTCTAATGTTTTCGGAGTAGAAGCCACGGCATCTATTTTAAATCACAAAGTTGACAAAAAAAGTAAAGCAGTAATTAACTCTTTTTTGATACACTTAAAATATATTGAGAATGATGATGTAGAGTATGATGAAGAATTACTAAAAAGGTTAAGGAAAAAAATATAGATGGCAAATTTAGTAGACCTTTACATTGTATACAGAATCCTAAGAATATTGACAACGCCTTATGAGAATTGGGAAGCATATAAAACAGGTGTGATTGATAAAAATGGTAAAATCATTGTAAAACGTAGCAGTAGAAGTCAAGAGCAAAAAGATTCCTATACAAAGTTTGATAATTTAATGCTAAAACTTAAAAATGTTTTGGGCACGATACCTTTTGGAAAAACAAAACTTGCATCATATGCCGCCGCTTTACTTCTTTTAAGAGAGCAAGATACTCTCACAGAAGAAAATATTAAAGAAAAATTTTTAGATTTTTACAAAAAAAGATACCTAACTGAAAAGTGGTCAGAGAAATATAAAAATGAAGAAATTGCAAATGTGGCTGGTTCTGGTCAAGTTGCAGGTTTAGGTGATGATCCTCCAGTAGGTAAAAAAGCACAAAATAAACTGATAAGAAGAGGTAAATTTGCTAACACAACTACTTTTGTAGTTTCTAGCGACTTAATGAAAAAAGCTAGACTAGGAAAAAAGAAATATGTGAGATATGAAAAATATGTAGGTAATGATGAAATTGGATTAGCGATAAGAGAGTATGGTCTAAAATATCCTAAAAAACCTATTATACTTCAAGACGAAAAAACTGGAGGTATGATTTTTCTAAGATATGGAAGAAGTAGTATATTTGAAGAATCAAATCCTAGAATCCCTAAAAAAAAAGGACAACCAGCTAACTCAGATAAACACTCAGACTTATATACAGACGAAAATCCTAAAGGAACAATAAAAGGATTGAAATTTGCTACTAAAGAAGATGCTGAAGATAGCGTGAAAAAAATAAAATCTAGTGGAAGAACTCACGCTCATAAAATACAAGCCGCAATAGCTATGGAGCAAAGAGCAAAAGTTATGGGTAAAGTTGCCGCTTCTTCTATTTACAGAAAATTTATAAATTCTATGAAAAAGAAGACTAAAAAAATGAATGAAGACAATTCATTATATAGTCAATGGGAACATGAACAGCCTGTAAAATTTGCACAACACTTAACAAAGACTTTTGGAAAACCAGACGAACTTACAAACAAACAAGTAGTTTGGCACAACAAAGATGGATTTAAAAGAATAGTAGTAAGAGATGAATATATATTGCACGGGTCTCCTGCTCCTCATTACGATTTTGTATACTGTTATGTTGATGTAAAAGTTCCTCATGAATTTGCAGAAGATATGGCTAAAAGTAGTGAATCTATAATGATAGATTATTTAAAAGGTGAAGCAGGTGCAAGATGTGGTTCTCTCACAGCAAACGCAGTAACATTAAACTATGTTCTAGATGTTGTTGCTGGTAGAGTAAAGCCGAGCAAAAAAGAATATGAAAAAAGAATATTAGATATGAGTAAGATATTTAACATGGGGAAAAAATTTAGTGTCAATTGGTGGCCAGATGAGTCTGGAGATGCTGACCCCGAAATCTCATATCATTCTAAAAAACAAGTAAAAGAACAAGTAACAGAAGACATTACTAGGTCAGATTTAGATAAAGTTGAATCTTACGCTGATAGGCTTTTCAAAGCTGTAGGTATTGATATAGAATTTACTAGACATTTTCTAGATAGAGTTAATGATATGCGAAATAAAAAAGATATAACTATTCAAGAACTTGCAAGTTTGTTTAAAAAAACATATGAGAAATATGGAAAAAAAATAGCATCTTTAGGAGATGATGCTGAAGCTGTTGTAAATGATATGAAAACAGATATAAATATGCCGTTCGTTCTAAATTTAAATAGAAGAACAAAAGAGTTAGATTTAATTGCTAAAACTGTTATGAGAAAGAAAAACTTCATGACTAGAGATTTAAAACTTAAAGTTTAGGAGATATATATGGAGTGGTTAGTAGGATTAGTATCAGGTATAATACTTGCTTGGTTTTATAAACCCGCTTGGGCAGAAACTTTTGTAAATAAAGTAAAAGAGTGGTTAAAAGATGACGGACCACCTTCTTCACCTCCAAAAGATTATCACAGGCCTGATTGATGTTATTTTTAATTACACATTGGAAAGCAATACTATTTGGAATAATGATAGTAGGGTCTTTTGGTGCTGGTTGGAAATTCAATTCCGCTTTAGAGGCAGAAGCTAGAGCAAACCTTGCCGCAGAATATGAACTTGAATTAGATAAAGAGGAAGAAAGACGAGCCTTGATATCAATGGAATATGAAGAAAAATTAAAAACACAAAAAAGAAAAGTTAAAGTCATTTATAAGACTGTTGAAAAAGAAGTAGAAAAAACAGTATATAAACAATGTGTAATTCCACCTTCAGGTATAAATTTAGTTAGAAATACTATAGAAGAGTTAAACTTTGATAGAGGATTAGAAACTTTGGATTTTGATGTTTTAAATGAGAAAGCGAAAGATATGAACAAAGATAGAAAGATAAATATACTCAGACCTAAAGAATATTTGAAGAAGTTTAGAAAACAATGAATAAAGAAAAACAAAGAAATATACTAGTTAAGTTTTTTTGGGTGTTAATACTAATAGGATTTTTTTTAGGAATAACTGGTTGTGGTATGATGCCAGTTCAAAAAGCATACGCTCCTAATATGAAGACTGCTAAAGTGCCTCAAAACTTAGCTACTAGATGTGATGCTATAGATTCAATATCTCAAGAATCTAATATGGGAGATTTGATTCGATATACTACAGACTTGATGGTTCAATATAATGAATGTGCAATTAGACACGATAAACTTATAGAAACTATCAAGGAATAGGGAAATGTCAGATGATTTAAAAACAGACTTAGAACTGTTGAAAAGGGACGTAAGTCAAATTTCAAGTATATTCACAAAGTTAGACACTACAATTGATAAGTTAGGAGAGGTTTCTACAAACTTATCAAAGATAGTTGCCGTACACGAAGCTAAACTAGAAAAACAAGATAATACAGACAAACAGTTACAGTCTTTAATTGATGTACTTTTTCAGAAATTTGAAGATTATAGAAAAATTACAGAAGATAATAAAGATGAGTTGAGAAAAGAAATTAGACAGGCTCATACTTGTGGAATGGACGAAATGAAAGAGATGAAAAAAGCACTAGTTAGTAGAGTTTCAGAACTTGAAAAATGGAAGTGGATGGTAGTTGGCGGTGCTATATTATTTGGATATTTAATTAGTATGGCACAAAAATACATTTGACAGACATCTATAATATCTAGTAGAATATAGTATGATTCTATAGGAGTTTCCATGAGTGCGATTTTAGATAGACAGTATGTTCACGATATTGCTTTTAGATTAGATAAATTTAAAAGAAAATCAAACTGCTTATATAATTTTCGTTGCCCTATCTGTGGCGACAGTAAAAAACACAAGAATAAAGCTAGAGGATATTTGTTTGAGAGGAAAAATGCATTTTTCTATAAATGTCATAATTGTCAAGCAAGTATGTCTTTTGGCAATCTTATAAAATTTTTAGACCCTATTTTATATAGAAAATACTGCGTAGACAGATATAAATCTGGAGAAATAGGAGTGAAGCCTCATAAGAAATATAACTATACATTCAAGCCTGTTAGATTTGATTCTAAAGATACCTACAATAAAGTTTTATTTCCGATGTCTAAACTACCAGAAGACCATGAAGCTATTGTATATTTGAAACTTAGAAAAATTCCTCAAGATAAGATTGACTCTTTATTTTTTGTAGATGATGCCTCTAAACTTTCACAGTTATCTGACGATTACAAAGGTAAGATTCATACAAATGAGCCTAGAATAGTGTTTCCTTTTTATGATGAAAATGAAAATTTAGTGGGTGTTACTGCAAGAGCGATTAGAGGAGAGAAACTCTTACTAAGATATATAGTAGTGAGAATTAAAGATAATTCTCCTATGCTTTTCAATTTGAATAAGATTAACAAAGATGAAACAATCTATGTAACTGAAGGCTGTTTTGATAGTATGTTTTTAGATAACTCTATTGCTGTTGGAAATGCAAATTTGAAAAGTGCGATAAATCATTTACCAAAAGAAAAGTTAGTTCTTATTTACGATAATGAGCGTAGAAATGCTAATATACGAGGTCAAATGAGATGGTCACTTTTAGGAAATATAAAAATATGCATTTGGCCTAAATCTATTGTAGAAAAAGATATAAATGAAATGATTATGCAGAATAGAACAAAAAAAGAAATTATTGATATAATAAATAAAAACACGTTTTCTTCTCCTAGAGGTTTGCTAGAATTTCAAAGATGGGAGAGTAATTGTTGAAAGTTAAATTAGTTTCATATACACAACCACATGAGGAATATAATGATAGATACAATTTCGACAAATCCAAACTTCTTTCAGAACTTATTGCGTTTTGTGCCAGGGTCAGCAATCCCACCAATCAAACGAATACCGAAACATCTGAAAGACTCATCAAATACCTCATCAAACACAAACACTGGTCGCCGCTTGAAATGGTCTCAGCGTGCCTTGAAATCGAAACAACAAGAGACATTGCCAGACAATTACTCAGACACAGAAGTTTTAGCTTTCAGGAATTTAGCCAAAGATATGCCAACCCAACTGAGGAACTCGATTTTGTACTTAGAGAGGCCAGACTTCAGGACGCCAAGAATAGACAAAACAGTTTAACTATAAACGATATAAATTTACAAATGAAGTGGAAGTTAAAACAAGAAGTAGTTTTAAATCATGCGAGAGATGCCTACAAGTGGGCAATAGATAATAACATAGCAAAGGAACAAGCAAGAGCAGTATTGCCTGAAGGCCTGACAATATCAAGGTTATACGTTAATGGAACAATTAGGTCATGGGTGCATTATTTAGATGTTAGATGTGGAAATGGAACACAAAAAGAACATATGGAATTAGCAAAAGCGTGTGCTGAAGTGATTGCTAATGTCTTCCCACTAGTTAAAGAATAAGGGTTTTAAATGGAAATTAAGATTGATTGTAGTAGAGATAAATTATTTGATGAACTAGGAATGAAAAGATTAGCAGAATCTTATATGCGAGATGATGAAATATCACCACAAGAGAGGTTTGCTTATGTTTCAAAAAGTTTTGGAAGTGATAGCGATCATGCACAGCGTTTGTATGATTACAGCAGTAGGCATTGGTTATCTTATTCTACACCTATTTTATCTTTTGGGCGTAGTAAGCGTGGCTTGCCTATTTCTTGTTTTCTCCCTTATCTACATGATAGTGCAGAGGGACTCATAGAATGTTTAGCTGAAGTAAATTGGTTATCAATGTTAGGAGGTGGAGTAGGTATAGGTGTAGGTATTCGTTCAGCAGATGAAAAGTCTACAGGAGTTATGCCTCATTTAAGAACTTATGATGCGGCCTGTTTAGCGTATAGACAAGGAAGAACAAGAAGAGGTTCATACGCAACATATCTAGATATATCTCACCCAGACATTATGTTATTTTTAGAAATGCGTAAACCTACTGGCGACCCTAACATGAGAACTCAAAATTTACATCATGGAATAAACATACCAGATTCATTTATGCAAATTATTGAAAAGTGTATGTTAGATGAAAATGCAAATGATGATTGGGAATTGAAAGACCCTAATACAAGTACAGTAAAAGAGATTGTATCGGCTAAAGAATTATGGCAAAGAATTCTAGAGATTCGTATGCAAACTGGAGAACCATATCTTCATTTCATAGATACGAGCAATAGAATGATGCCTGAGTTTCAAAAGAAAAAAGGTCTTAGCATAAAGCAGTCAAATCTTTGTTCAGAAATTATTTTACCTACAGATAAAAATAGAACAGCCGTGTGTTGTTTATCATCTTTGAATTTAGAATACTATGATGAATGGAAAGATAATCCATTGTTTTTAAGAGATGTGGCAGAAATGTTAGATAATGTTTTACAATATTTTATAGACAATGCCCCTGATAGTGTATCAAGGGCAAAATATAGTGCTATACAAGAAAGGTCAATTGGAATAGGTAGTCTTGGTTATCATGCTTATCTACAAAAAAATATGCTATCGTGGGAATCTACACAAGCAAGGTCTATAAACGTAGAAATATTCAGGCACATAAGGAGAAGTTTAGATGAAGCAAATCTTGAACTTGGCAAACTTAGAGGAGAGGCTCCTGATGCTGTTGGTACTGGTCGAAGGTTTTCTCATCTTATGGCTATTGCACCCAATGCCAGTAGCAGTATTATCATGGGCAATACATCTCCTAGTATAGAACCTTATAGAGCGAATGCGTACAGACAAGATACTTTGTCTGGCGCCCATTTGAATAAAAATAAATTTTTAGATAAACTTGTAAAAGAGGCGACAAATGATGAAAAAGAATATAATGAATTATGGAGTTCGATTATCGCAAATGATGGTTCAATTCAACACATTCAATCCTTCAATGATTCAATTAAAGAAGTTTTCAAAACTTCAATGGAAATCGACCAAAGGTGGATTGTACAACATGCCGCTGATAGGCAGAAATACATAGACCAAGCACAAAGTCTCAATTTATTCTTTAGACCAACTTCTGACGTAGCATATATTCATGCTATACATTTTCAAGCATGGAAAGAAGGTCTTAAAACACTATATTACTGTAGGTCAGAAAAAATAGGTAAAGCTGATAAAGTAGCAAAAAGATTAGAGAGAGAAGTTATTAAAGAATTAGATATGAAAGCCATTGTTGAGGGAGATTCAAAGTTTAGAAATATTGTATATGGAACACCTACATGTGGATTTTGTAAAAGAGCAAAGGAAGAACTTACTCGTAGAGGGATAATTTTTGATTATGTAGATTTAAATAAAATTAACAAAACTGCCGCCGAAGTTACAGGTCGTGCAGTAAAATCTGTACCTCAAATATATCTAAATGGAGAGTATATAGGCGGGTATACAGAAATGATGGATTATCTAAATAACGAGTCCAGTTCAGATGATACAGAATGTTTAGCCTGTGAAGGCTAAGAATGATAAAAGAAATACATAAGATAAATGCATCTAATTTTGTTTATGATAAACACTACTCTCCTGTTATGCCCACAGCTACAAAGCATTTCTGTGGATATTTTGTTGATGGAAAGTTAGTAGGAATAATCACTTTTGGTTGGGGAACTAGACCCAAACATACGATACAAAAATTATTTCCTCAGTTAGATACAAAAGATTATTTTGAAATAGGCAAAATGTGTATGGACGATAGTATGCCTAGAAATTCTGAAACTCAAATGTTATCATGTGCATTAAAGTGGTTGAAGCAAAATAAGCCTGATGTAAAATTTTTATTTACATGGGCAGATGGATTAGTAGGAAAAGTTGGATATGTGTATCAGGCATTCAATATGTTTTATGGCGGCTATATTTGGACTGATACATACGTTACAAAATCTGGAGAAAAAATTCACCCAAGAACTATACAAGAAAAAAAAGATGGGTTAATTTGTGGAAGTAGACCCGATTTTGATAAAAGAATTGAGTTAGGTTTATCAAGAGTTAAAGGTAAACAATTTAGATATATTATACCCACTCAGAAAAGATGGAAAAAACTTTTGAAAACAAGCACAGAAACTTGGACAAATTCTTATCCAAAAGATAAAGATTTGGTGTGGAAAATTTTAAAACCTGGACAGGAAAAATATAAAACTACAGAAATTATGCCGTTCTCATTAAATTATGATGAAGTAAAACATAACGCAAAAAATATTCGTAATTACAAATCTGAAAATTCTTTAGAACAATTTTTTTAGGAGCAAAAATGAAATTAAAACTTCAAGACGAGAGAAATCACTTTAAACCTTTTAACTATCCTTGGGCATATGATTATTGGCTAAAGCATGAACAGGCTCATTGGTTGCACACAGAAGTTCCAATGTTAGAAGATGTAAAAGATTGGAAAAACAAACTATCAATACCTGAGAAGCATTTTTTAACAAACATTTTTAGATTTTTTACTCAAGGTGATGTTGATGTTGCAGGCGGTTACATAAACAACTATCTTCCACATTTTCCTCAACCTGAAGTTCGTATGATGTTAGCTGGATTTGCCGCAAGAGAGGCATTACATATTGCCGCATATTCGCATCTAATTGAAACTCTAGGTATGCCTGAGAAAACTTACAATGAATTTCTAGAGTATGAAGAGATGAGTGAAAAACACGATTATCTAGTAGAAATATCTTCAAAGAATAGCACATTAGAATCTACTGCAACTCACATAGCGGCGTTTAGTGCGTTTACTGAAGGTATGCAATTATTTTCGTCTTTCATAATGCTATTGAATTTTCCTAGACATGGAATGATGAAAGGTATGGGTCAAATTGTAACATGGTCAATTGTTGACGAAACAATGCATTCAGAAGCCATGATAAAATTATTTAGGACCTTTGTTGAAGAGAATCGTTCTATATGGAATGATACGTTAAAAGGTAAAATTTATACAATAGCAACAAAAATGACAGAACTTGAAGATAAATTTATTGATTTAGCGTTTAGTATGGGTGAAATGAAAGATTTAAACGCACAAGATGTAAAACAATATATAAGATATATTTGTGATAGAAGATTGATTTCTATGGGTATGAAAGGTATTCATAAAGTTAAAAAGAATCCTTTACCTTGGGTTGAAGAAATGATCAATGCTCCTATACACACAAACTTTTTTGAAAATAGAGCAACAGATTATGCTAAAGGTTCTGTTTCAGGTACATGGGATAATGTATGGGGAAAGGCCGCATAGATAAGAAAAGGATTTTATGTCATCAAATAGAACAAAAGTAGAATGTGCCTCATGTGAACATATATACATAGTAGAGAGATGCGATGATAGTGATGAGTTGATTGTTACTTGTTGTTTCTGCGGTGCTGAACTAGACAATAGAGAGTTTGAAGATGAAATGGAGGAAGAATGAAAGGCCAATTAGTAAGGACGTTAAAAAGTCATTTTTTAGCAAAGATTGAAAATCATAGAACTAATATTCAAATCATGTTAGATAATCCACAGTCAATACCTGAACATAGTGATTGGATAGAAACTGTTGAAAAAGAAGTAGAAAAACTTGCACATTATAATGATTTACACTCATCTTTTTGTTTTTACTTTGGACAAGATGAAAGAGTTAAAACACAACTAAATGAAAATACTGATTATACAGTTGAACACGTTTATACGAATACATGATTATAGCAGGCATTGATTATTCAATGACTACACCTGCGATATGTTTATATGATGATGAGAATGAGTTTAGTTTTGAAAACTGTGTATTCCATTATTTAACACAAAGTAAAAAGTATGAAGTTTCATTTAAAAATGTTTATGGACATTATTTTGAATACAATTGTAATGAAGAAAGATATGATATAATCTCAAGTTTTTTTATTGATAGAATACTAGAAAGAAATATGACAAGTCAAAAAGAAGTAAAGGTTTTTCTAGAAGATTATTCTTTAGGTTCAAAAGGTAGAGTTTTTAATATTGCTGAAAATACAGGAATATTAAAATATAGATTGTATCTTGTTGATGTTAAATTTGAATGTGTTGCTCCTACTGTTATAAAAAAATATGCTACAGGAAAAGGAAATGCCGATAAACAAAAAATGCAAGATATTTTTGAACTACATAATAATATAAGACTCAAAGAAGAATTGAATATGACTGAAAAACAATGGAACCCATCATCAGATATTATAGACTCTTATTGGATATGCAAATATGGTTATGAAAACGTGTAGCGAAACTGAGGAAGATGTTCTTGAAGATAAAAAACATAAAAATGCTTATAAGCATAAAAGTTTAGGCAATTTTCATACTTTTTATTTGTCGGGTGAAATAGGAGAATCTTCTGAATATATTGATTGGTTTGATATTATAAGAAACTCAAGTGAAACTGATGTAATCAGATTTCATATTAATAGTTATGGCGGAGATTTATTTACTGCTATACAGTTTATGAGATGTATGGCAGAATGTAAAAGTAAAATTATTGCATCTGTAGAAGGTGTGTGTATGTCTGCCGCCACTATAATATTTTTATCGTCAGATATATTTGAAATATCAGAGCATTCAATGTTTATGTTTCATAATTATTCAGGCTTGATTTTAGGTAAAGGTGGAGAAATGTATGATAATATTCTTCATGAGAGAAAGTGGTCAGAAAAATTATTCGCATCAATATATAAAGATTTTTTAACAAAAGATGAAATTGATTCTATACTTGAAAATAAAGATATCTGGATGGACTCTTCCGAAGTATTGAAAAGACTTAGTAAAAAAGGAAAGATAGATAATGCTACTAAAACTACTAAAAAGTGAAAACAAATACCTTTTTGTAACTTCATCAGCAGTTCATACTAGATTCGGAGTATATGATTCAACTGAAAGAATACAACAATCAATGGAAACATATGAGTCAATACGAAAATATTGTCCTGACTCTGATATAGCTATTTTAGATTCTGGGCAAGAAACAATAAATGAAGAGACATTAAAAAGATTTGAAAAATATTCTGATTGCGTAATGGATTACACACAAGATTCTCAAGTAAAAGAAATACAAAAAATAGAAAATTGGGATATTGTAAAAAACTGTATAGAAGTTTTAGTTTTTACTGACTACTTTAAAAAATTATTATCAGAGCCTCAACATAAAAAGTATACTAGAATATTTAAATTAAGTTCACGGTATAAATTAACTGAAGAATTTGATATAAATCTTCATGAAGAAGCAAAAGATAAAATAGTAATAAAAGGTCCTTTCACATCACAATTCCCACCAGAACTTACGAATGGAGTTAGACTTCAGTATATGTCTAGGCTATGGAGTTTTGATGCAAATCTACTTTCCTATGTTTCAGATACATACGAAAGAATATATGCAAATATGATTGAGCGTATAAATAATCGTGGATACATTGATATAGAACATTCCCTATATCAATTTTTAGATGCTCAAAAAATTAAGTTTGCAAAAAGAATGGGTGTTCAAGGAATGATAGCACCTATTGGAAAGGAAGTGGTAGAATGATAGACAGAAATGAAATTATCAATAGTATGAGTACTATAGAACTTTTAGCGTTCTATATAGACTTGAATATGGCTTTAGCTGAAAAGATAGATGAAGATGTGCATTTTACAGATTTGTCTAATGTCAGAGAATATTTAGATGGATTTAAATAGTAGAAAGGAAATATATGAAAGTATTGTGTGTTTTGTATGATGACCCAAGTAATGGTATGCCTAGTGAATATGCATTACAAGATTTACCTGTAATAGAAAAATATCCTGACGGTCAAACACTACCGTCACCTAAAGCAGTTGATTTCAAACCTGGAGAGTTACTAGGTTGTGTATCAGGTGAGTTAGGGCTTAGAAAATTTTTAGAAGAAAATGGTCATGAGTTAGTAGTTACTTCAGATAAAGATGGAGAAGGTTGTACAGCAGATAAAGAGTTAGTTGATGCTGACGTTGTTATATCTCAACCATTTTGGCCATATTATCTTACTAGACAAAAGATTGACTCTGCACCTAATTTGAAAATGGCGATTACCGCAGGTATAGGTTCAGACCATGTCGATTTACAAGCCGCAATGCATTATGGTGTAGACGTAATGGAAGTTACTTATTGTAATTCAAGGTCGGTCGCAGAACATATTGTGATGATGATATTATCTTTAGTAAGAGACTATCACACACAACATCAAATTGTAAAAGAAGGCGGTTGGAATATTGCTGATGCTGTATCTAAATCTTACGATTTAGAAGGTATGAAAGTTGGAACAGTTGCCGCAGGTAGAATAGGTTTAGATGCACTTAGAAAATTAAAACCGTTTGATGTAGAGTTGCATTATTTCGATAAACATAAATTGTCAGATGAAGTTGAAGCTGAATTAAATCTTGTTCATCACGAATCAGTAGAATCTTTAGTCTCAGTATGTGATGTTGTTACAATCAATTGTCCTCTTCACCCAGAAACAGAAAATTTATTTGATGAAGCAATGATTTCAAAAATGAAAAAAGGTGCTTACATCGTAAATACTGCAAGAGGTAAAATATGTGATAGAGAAGCAATCGCTAAAGCACTTGAATCTGGTCAGCTAAGTGGTTATGCTGGAGATGTTTGGTTTCCACAACCAGCACCAAACGACCATGTTTGGAGAACTATGCCTAATCATGGAATGACTCCTCACACTTCAGGTACTTCATTATCAGCACAGGCACGATATGCCGCAGGTGTTAGAGAAATACTTGAGAAATTATTTGATGGCGAAGAGCAACGAAGCGAATATACTATCGTTAAAAGTGGAGCATTAGATGGCACAGGAAAACATTCTTACACAGAAGGTAGTGCAACTTCTGGGTCAGAAGAAGCTGTTAACTACAAAAAATAAGAGAGGTATTGATGAATTTCTTAACAGAAGAAGTAGTTCATGAACTTTTACCTAAGGTAAAAGATAAAGATGACTGGTATAATCAGCTAAATGAAATATTACCAGGTTGGGAAATTAACACCAAAGAAAGAGTGGCCGCCTTCATAGCACAATGCGGTCACGAATCTATGGGGTTTACAAGACTCAATGAAAATCTAAACTATTCAGCTAAGGCACTCAATGCAGTATTTCCAAAGTATTTTAAAAATGCAGGAAGAGATGCAGAAGAGTATCATAGACAGCCTGAAAAAATTGCAAATGTAATATATGCAAATAGAATGGGAAATGGAGATACAGAATCAGGCGAAGGTTGGAAGTATAGAGGAAGAGGAATAATTCAGATTACTGGAAAAAATAATTATACGAATTGTTCTGAGCATCTTTTTAGTGATAATACATTAGTCGAAAATCCAGAGTTATTATGTGAAGTATATTATGCGATACACTCTGCTTGTTGGTATTGGAAGACAACAAATTTAAATAAGTACGCTGACGAGGAAGATTTAAAGACTATGACTAGAAAGATAAATGGTGGATATATAGGACTAGAAGATAGAATAAAACACTATAACCACGCAATAGAAGTTATAAAGGATTAGTAAATGATTAAGAAAGCAATCGCAAATTTTTTAAGAAAAACTTTAGTGCTGTTTGAAGATAATACAGGAAAACCTGTACAGAAGAAAAAAGCACCTGTAATGAATAAAAGAAGACAAACTAGAAAGAGAAAACCTAAAGCAACCTCAAAGCCTTGAGAGCCTTTATCTGTTTAATGATTTCATCACGATTTGTTACATTAACTGGAATACATTCGATTGAACTATGTTCAATGCTAGGTGGCATATAAGTAGAAGCAATATATTCACATTGGGCTTTTGTCTGCATGGTGCCCATAACATAGTATGGCTCTGATGCCAACATTACCACACACGCCCAAAATATTTGATTCACGATTCACACCTGTGATTTATAAACTCTTGTTTTGAGTTTACAACCTTTTTGGTCCCAAGATTTTTCATACCACTCAAATGTACTATGTGTGTCTTCACACTTATATAAACACATTAAGTTAGGTGGTAAATTTTCATTTATCCATTGAAGTCTGCATTCATATATGTCTTTGTTTGGGGCAACATAAAATTCACTTGATGGAATTCTAGCATGTAATCCTGTAGTTGTTGTAAAACCGACTATCAGTATTGCAAATAATACTGATATTGATATTACAAATCTAATTATTGCGTTCATTGAATTTTTCAATAACTGTTAAGGCTCTTGAGCCTGCATAGGAAAAAATTGAGCATAGTGCTAAAACTAATACTCCTATTATAATTAACTCCATAGATAAAATCTCCTTTTAAATTATTTTTTTATCACTAAAATTATCATCTCCGTAAATACTTATTTTTGTGTTACGTTTACGCTGTCTTTTATTATATATGTTTTGATACCATGATGCTAAAAATCTTGAAGAAGTTGTCAATAATATTGTTCCCCAAGTATCGTATACTTTAAATATTTGTTGCTGTTTACCTGGTATCATGGCCTTTTTACTATAGGTTTACTACTTGTTGATGAATTTCTTTTTGATTCAGACCAAGCAGAAATTCCCATAAATGCACCGGCAATACCAGCGGCCGCTATGAAATATGTAGGCGCCAAATCTGCAAGTAATTTAGCAGACTGATTTAATCCTACAAACTCACAAAATATAATACACGCTGGATAACTTATCATTCCAACTAAAGCATACCAAGCCATCATTCTTTGATGTTTTTGTTTTCTATTCAATCTTTCAATTTCCTCAATTGCTTCCATATTTGACAATTCTTCATCAGTAATAATTCCGTCACCATCTTTGTCGTATTTATTAAAATTTGATTTACTTTCAAATCTTTTCTGTGTCATTTACTTATCCTTTCATTCCAGGTGCATCTAAAATTAATGTTATTGCAAAATTCATAAACCATATTGTTAGTGATAATGATAAAATTGCTATCAATGAAATTTTTATTGTTTGAATAAATTTCTTTTTTCTTCTTAATTGGTCATATACTAATTTCTCACGGTCAGCTTTTATTTTTCGCCGCATACCAATAAATTCCCGATAGCCCTCAAGGCCAAGATGGTGTAACGCACCCCATGTAAACATATGCCTAATTTCATCTTCCATTTCTTTAATTTTTCTTTTAGCTACAAAACTATCAAATGCCTCAGCAGTTGCACTTTTACTAAAAGTTATTTTTTGAAATAATCCAGGTTTCTTAGTTTCTCCATTTTGATTGATATGTTCATAAACATCACTTACATGACCTGCCCACTTAGACAACTCTGTGTATATTTCAGAGACTTCTTTTCCCACTTGTACGGCTTTTTTTACGCCATTAAACGTGGCAGAAGCTAAAGCCAAAGCTGTAACTGGATCAATCACTACTTGCCCCCTTTATGTAATTGCGAAGCATAGTGTAATATCACTTTTTTGATAAATTCACGAACTCACTACTATTTATTTTATTTGTATTGCTAAAACCACTTTAATTAAGTACTATATAAAATATGAAGAAGTTAAATAAAGTTGAGATATTAGAATGGAGTTCTACAGGAATATTGTTACTAGGAGTCTATCTTACTTCTATAAATATATACCCATTGAATGTATATGTTTCTTTAGTGGGTAATGTAGGCTGGTTGATTGTGGGAGTGATATGGAAAAAATGGTCACTATTTACAGTTCAAGCAGTAATATGTGGAATATACGTTTTCGGATATTTGAGTAAATTTTTTACATGAGGATAAATACTATGAAAAAGACTGAATTGTTTTTAGTTGCTTTTGGTATCATAAGTGCAATAACTGTTGTATATTTACTACTGTCAATATTGACTATTATGGCTTTTAATGTTATTTTTGTAGAACAGATGATGATTTTTCCCATAAAATTAAATGCAAGTTCTATATTTTCAATTGCATGGTTTTTGTTCTTAATTGGACAAGTGACAGGAAAAAACAATAACTTTTTTGTCAATCAAATTGAAAGACAAAATTTAACTAAAAGGAAACATATAAAATGAAAAAGTTTTTACTAATATCTGCTCTTTACTTTACTGCCTTAATTTTTATGCCAGTTACATCGTTTGCTAGTAATTCTATAATAGATTATTATTATGTGCCAGTTATTTCTGTAGAGCCTGTTGTTAAAACAATAAAATCTTATCACAGAGAGCCTTATAAAACATGTTCTTACAGAGAAGTAAATGTTCGTCAAAAAGACCCAATGTTGATATTGCTAGGCACTACCGTAGGAGCGACTATTGGAAACATCATTTCAAAAGATAAAGCATTAGGAACAGGAATAGGAGCAATAACAGGTGCAGTTATGGTTGAAAATTCAAGGAAACAATCTACTGTCAAACGAATTGATGTTTGTGAAGATGCTGTTATAAAAACTCATGAAGATAGAGTGATAGGATATGATGTTACTTTTGAAGTAGATGGTAGAATGTTTACAACTAGAATGAAAAAAGACCCAGGTCGTCAATTAAAAATAAAAGAAGTAAAAAGAATAATGCCTATAGAGTCGTTTAGATAAATGTATTACGTTTATGGTGCAAAAGATAGCAGGGCTACAAATAGAGCAGAGTTTATCTTATACACAACAAAAACACCATACCGCTTGTTTTTATTGAATAAAGACTATACAATAAAACAGTTAGGTAGTTTGATTCCGAATGTAAAGACTGTTCCTCAAGTATTTAAACAATCTATACATATTGGAGGTTTGAAAGAGTTGTACGATGAATTGTATTCTGATTATAAAGGAGAATTATTATGAAATTAGCGAAAATCCGAATTGATGGTATGGACCAACATTATTACGGCAAAGAGCCAGAGTGGGTTGATGCCGAATCTTTATCAGATGAAGAATTGTCTGAGAAAATTTCTCAAGCATTATCTTGGTATGGCAAAATTGCAAAACATAGATACAATAAAAAGTTTCTGTTAGAGTTTTGTAAAATAAAAAAATACTCAGATAAAGATATTGAACTTTTTAATAGACTGTCACATACAGATATATCAACATCGGTTTCTTGGTTAGCTAGAATGCAATTAAAAGGATATTCTTTAAATCAAGAACAATCTAAAAAGTTTAATTTTGAGTTAGAGGAGTTGAAAAAAAAGGCAAAAAGTTTTGACCCTGCAAAAACTACTTCTAAAAATGTAATTTCTATTCAAGATAGAATTCAACAAAAAGCAGACAGAGAAATAGCTGAGATTGAGTATCTCTTAGACCAGTATGTTTTAGTTAATAGAATATTCAAATATAATTGGGAAGGTTATTTGAGAAGTAGAGAAATTTCATCAGTCATTGCTGAAAAAATTGTAGAGTTTTTTATTCAAGAGTCTAAAGAATTGCAAGGACTAATTGATGTTTGGGCAACTGACGAGTATGTTCGTGAAGAGTATGCACATTTCACTAAAGCAGAAATTAAAAAATGGAAAGTTTTTATAGATGAACTAATCTCTGAAGCCCATAAAATTTCACAAACTAAATCCATGCGTAAAAAAAGGCGAGTAAAAGAAAAGCCTGCTGAACAGCTAGTGAAGAAATTAAAGTACGCATCTGAAAGTGATTCTTATAAGAGCGTTTCTGCAAAAAAGATAATAGGAGCGATACAACTATGGGTCTATAATATTAAGACTAAAAAGTTAGGAGTTTATCACGCTGAAGATGCCAGAGGATTATCAGTTAAGGGAAGTACAATACAAAACTTTGATAAGACTACATCAGTTTCTAAAACACTCAGAAAACCTGATGATACAATTCAACTCTTATTAAATGCTGGTAAAGTTAAGTTGAGAACAATCTTAGATGACTTAACAACTAAACAAAATTCCTTGACTGGTAGAATAAATACAGACACAATTTTATTGAGAATACTATGATACTAGTCGATTTAAATCAAGTAATGATATCGAATCTGATGACCCAAATAAATGGGTCGTCAGAAGAGATAAGCGAAAACTTAATTCGTCATATGATTTTGAATTCTTTACGAATGTACAATAGTAAATTTAAAGATGAGTATAACGAAATGGTTATTACTTCTGATGATAAATCATATTGGCGTAGAGATATTTTTCCTTTCTACAAAGCAAATAGAAAAAAAGATAGAGACTCTTCTCCATATGATTGGAGTTTAATATTTGATACGTTGAATAAAGTTAGAGATGAAATAAAAGACAACTTTCCTTACAAAGTTATTAGAGTTGATAGAACTGAAGCTGACGATGTAATAGGAACTATAGTGCATAAGTTTGGCGTTTATATGAACTGTGATACTACTGAAAAAATATTGATTCTATCAAGCGATAAAGATTTTCTACAGCTACAAAAATTTTCAAATGTAGACCAATACAATCCTACAGCTAAAAAATTTATTCGCACGAATAATCCTTTACAATTTTTAAAAGAACATATTATAAAAGGTGACAGAGGTGATGGAATTCCTAACATATTGTCTGGTGATGATTTCATAGTAAAATCAATTAGACAAAGACCTGTAACATCAAAGAAACTAAATATTTGGGTCGATAAAGAACCTGAAGATTTAGGTGATGAAGTAATGACAAAAAACTTTAAAAGAAATGAGTCTTTAATTGATTTAAGTAAAATACCTAATGAATATAAAGATAAGATTATTACAGAGTTTACTTCTACACCTAAAAAAGGTAAGGAAAAATTATTAAACTATTTCGTAAAGCATAGAATGAAAATGCTAATCGAACACATACAGGAGTTTTAAACATGGCAATAGACGTAAGTCAAATGACAGTCTTAGGAATATTTAATCATATATCAGAATTATCTCCTAAAAAAAGAGTAGGTGCAATTAAAGCCATAGCAAATTTGCTCCCATATTTTAAAGATATTTTAAAATATAATTTTACAGATATTAAATTGGATTTGCCCGAGGGTAAACCTCCATACACTCAGCACGAGGAATTAAGAGATACAGACTCAAATAGAATTCCTGCCGAATGGAGAAAAATGCAATACTTTCTTCCAGGTAATAATTTACCTATTATAAAGAAAGAAAAACTTTTCATTGATATCTTAGAATCCTTATCACCTGAGGAAGCTGAACTGATTGTAAAGATGAAAGATAAGAAATTAAAAGTCAAAAATATAAATAAAAAAATAGTTCAAGAGGCTTTACCAGAATTATTTGCTTAATGTTGTAGCAATACAACAAAGACACTTGAAGTTTTTTGAAAAAAAGACGATAATAATACTATGATTACAATATTTAAAACATTCTTAAAAATAATCTTTTGGTTATATGTCTATACATTTTGTTTTTGGATAGCATTAGCCTTTATGATATAGGAGAGCGAAGTGTCTAAAATTATTTTATTCAGTAAACGTGTCTTACGAATTCTTATGGGTATAACATTAGTAGCAATTATTGCCGCTGGTTATTTCATGGCTTTTGCTAAAAAAGTAGAACTTGATGAAGTTAAAACTGAAAAGCAAGATACTCATTACATGTTACAAAAAAATGAATTCGTATGTACTAAAGTTGAACAGAAAAGCGAAAACTTAGATGATGTTGATTGTGTTCAATACACTCACACTAAGCATCATCAAGAGGCAATCGAATTAAATAAGGCAATAGTTAAGTAATATGAGTTATATAAAAGAAACTTTTGAAGTAACAACATTAGAAAATGCTAAACATGTAGCACTTACTAATGACCCTAATAATCCTAATAAGTTTGAAGAAGAAACAAATCACGTTGTACGTTCATTGTCAAATGAGATTTGTAGTTACAACGGCCGCACATGGTTAGATTATGGTTGTGGAATGGGAAGAATTTCTTTAGGAATTATCAGACAATTTGCTGATTATGTTACAGGATATGATACTAGTCAGAGTATGTTATACTTTGCAAAGAAGTATATTCCTAGCGAACTTTTTATTCCTACAATAAAATTGCCTGCGGAAAAAAATACTTTTGACTGTATAGTTTCTGCATTTTGTTTACAGCATGTAGAAAATGTTGCTGAAGAAGTCGAAAATATATCACAACAAATTAAAGGAACAGGAACTTTTATTTTAATAAATGAAAAAAATAGATTTGTTCCTACTAAAGTAACTGATGAAAATTATATTGTATGGGAAGATGATGGAGTGAATGTTTTTGAAGAAGTTGAAAAGAAATTTGCATTATACAAAAGCGTTCCATATGTTAAGGGAAGTAATTTGAATATTAATTTTTATAATAGGAGAACTTGATTATGTATTTTAAAGCGAAGCCTAACATGCTGAACAATACTGGCATGAAAATTTTTAGACATGAAGATGAAGCCATAAAATATTTAGAGCAGTATACAGGTCATGAGTTGGCGTCTGAATGTATTAGAAAGACTAAGAAAGGTAAAATCACAAGAAGCTATCATAGTGATTGGTACGTCTTAGGTAAACTAACAAGAATGGAGGCGTGACTATGATGAAGTTAGAAACAATTTCAACTTATCTTGATTCTTCTATAAGACATGGAAGTCCTATAACAGAAGGTTTTGTTAGGGAGATAAAAGAAGTAATTGACCATCAAATTCAAATTGAAGATAATTCTAAAAAAGTTTTTGGGCAAATTGTAAATACTCTTGCTGAAGAAAAAGAAAAAGGATTGTGGAAGTAATGAAAGATTACATAATTTTTTTGGGAGGTCTTGTAGGAGGTATTTTAAGACATTCGATTTTAGTTATGCTTTGTTCCTATTTAACTGCTCTTTTTACAATTGCTGTCTTTGGAGAATTTGTCAAAGAAAATGTTAGTGCTTTAGACGAGTTTTTGACATTCTTAGTAATTTTTGCTACAGTATATGTATCTTTTCTATGGGGTAAAAAATGAATATATTTTATTTAGACCACGATGTAAAAAAATGTGCTGAAATGACATGTGATAAACATGTAGTTAAAATGGTTATCGAATATGCTCAGTTGTTATCAACTGCCCATAGAATGCAAGATGGAGTTGAGTATACAGACCTTTCTAAAAACGGCAGGAAAATCAAAAGATGGAGACTTACAGATGAAAGAGAAAATATTCTTTATAAAGCAGGTCATATTAACCACCCTAGTGCGGTGTGGGTACGACTATCAACACAGCACTACACTTGGCTACATAATCTTCTTACTGCTTGTCTTACCGAGTATACCAATAGATATGGAAAAATACATTTAATTCGTTCAAGCGGTTTAGAAAAAGCGTTAAAGAATCCTCCTAATTCTTCTATTGATAAATTATTTTCTCCGCCTCCTCCTGCAATGCCTGAAGAGCATAAAGTTCAAAATAATGTGATACAATCTTACAAAAACTACTATATACATGAAAAGAACTATTTTGCGAAATGGAAGAATGGAAACGCACCTAAATGGTATACAGAAGGTGTTAAACAACTAAATACAGCCAATGCCTACATATAATTTTAAGAATATCGAAACAAACGAAATCATAGAAAAAGTAATGAAAATTAGTGAGAGGGATAATTTTCTCAAAAAAAATCCTTTATATGAACCCGTGATTATAACGGCGCCAAGTCTAGGTGACCCGATTAGATTAGGAATAAAAAAGCCTGATGCTGGATTCAAAGAAGTACTTCAAAAAGCAAAAGAGGCTCACCCTAAATCGACTATCAACACTTGGTAAACATCAACCTATTCGCAAAGGAGTGATATGACAACTCATTTTGATACCACTCTTGAGGATTATCCACAGCATGACCACAGATTTTCAAACGTAATAAAGATGACCAAACGTGAAAGAAGAAAAATACAAAAAGAAAATCAAACAAAAAATCAATTGAAAAATCTTTCGCCTAAACGCACAAATCCTATTACATTAAATCAACAGAGGGCATTTGATTATTTTGATAAAGATAAAAATATCTTACTTCATGGTTTAGCAGGAACAGGTAAAACATTTATATCGTTATACCTAGCCCTTGATGAAATATTAAATAGCAATTCTATAAAAGAAAAAGTAACTATTGTGAGAAGCGTAGTTCCCACAAGAGATATGGGATTTTTACCAGGAGATAATATAGAGAAGGCTAGAGTTTACGAGCAACCTTATGTTTCTATAATTAATGAATTATTTTATCCTAAAAAAGATGTTTACGATTTTTTAAAAAAACAAGGGGTAATAGAATTTGTAACCACATCTTTCATTAGAGGATTAACTTTGCAAGATACTATTGTAGTAGTTGATGAATGCCAAAATATGTCATATCACGAATTAGATTCTGTTATTACAAGACTAGGAGAAAACTGTAAAGTTTTATTTTGCGGTGATTTTAGACAAAGCGATTTATATAGACAAAGTGAAAAAGAAGGACTTCTTTTATTCATGAAAGTTTTAAATTCCATGCAATCATTTAGTTGTGTTGAATTTAATAAAGAAGATATAGTGAGAAGTGAACTTGTAAAGGAATATATACTAAGTAAACTAGAACAAGGAATAATATAAATTATGCAAAATTTTTATCATGTAGGAGTTGACTTAGAATATGATGATTTAGAGTCAGAAATTGTAAATGATAAAAGATATTACGTCACTCCTATGGGTGAAAAATATCCATCAGTTACTACAGTTACAGGATTGCATAGTAAAAAAGCTATAATGGACTGGCGTAAAAGAGTTGGCGAAGAAAAAGCTAATAAAATTTCTACTCAAGCATCTGCAAGAGGAACTAGAGTGCATAACCTTTGTGAAAAATATCTAAACAATGAAATGTATTATAAACAAGGTTGTAATGTAAATGATTTAGGTATGTTTTACAAAATTAAATCTATACTAGATAACAAAATTACTAACATACATGCACTTGAAGTTCCTCTTTATTCTCATCATTTGAGAGTTGCAGGCAGAGTTGATTGTATTGCAGAGTATGATAATAAACTTTCAGTTATTGATTTTAAAACTTCAACAAAAGAAAAGAAAGAACATTGGATTCAAAATTATTTCATGCAATGTTCAGCCTATGCTGTAATGTATGAGGAGATTACAAAGATTCCAATTACGGAATTAGTTATAATAATTGCAGTACAAGAAGGCAATGCACAAGTTTTCACAAAAAAGAGAGATGATTATATAAAAGACTTTATATCTTATAGAAAGTTATTTGACGAGTTATATTTACAAAAAACATAATGGAGATAGTATGTCAGATGAAACTGGTAAATGTGTATTAAGACGATTTCATGACCACAGATTTGCGACTAGATATTTTGTAGGTGACGGTATAGATATTGGGTCAGGCGAAGATTCCCTAGACAAGTATAAAGAATTTTTTCCTATGATAAGTTCTATCAAATCATGGGATTTGCCTGATGGTGATGCACAATTTATGAAAACAGCAAAAGACGAGTCTTACGATTTTGTTCATTCAAGTCATTGTTTAGAGCATTTGCATGATGCTCATACAGGATTAAAAAATTGGATAAGAGTTACAAAAAAGAATGGACATTTAGTTATTGTAATTCCTGATGAAGATTTATATGAACAAGGAGTTTTTCCTAGCACATTTAATGGCGACCACAAATGCACATTCACAATCAATAAAAAAGAATCATGGAATAAAAACTCATCAATTAATGTTTTTGACTTGCTTTCTACACAAGAAAATATTAAAATATGTAAGATAGAGTTATTAGATGCAACATTCAGATATGGTCGTGAAAGATTTGATCAAACATATCATTCTTTCGGAGACTGTGCAATTGAGATAATTTTACAAAAGGTTTAATATGAAAATTGGTATTGCTAATTCTTATGACTATAGTTATTGTGAGTTAGGTAATCACACATGGACAGATAATAAAAGAGTATACGCACAAAGACATGGCTATGAGCCACTTTGTAAGATATATGCTAATGATGATGTTCCCCATGGATTTAAAAAACTATTTTATATCTTAGAAATATTTACTGCACATTCAGATATTGATTGGGTATGGTTTACTGGTTGTGATTCAATGATAACAAACATGACAATCAAACTTGAAGATATCATTAAAGAACATGCTGATGAAAACGCACACTTGATTATATCTAAAGATTATAGAGATATAAATGCTGATAGTTTTTTGATAAAAAATTCTGAAGCAGGCGTAAACTATATAAATTTTATTTGCGACCAACTAGACAAATACAAAAATGACAATTGGGCAGAACAACAAGCAATGATTGACCACGCTACTCAATATTCTCCTATCATGAGATATGTTCCTCAGAGAACATTTAATTCTTATAATTATAATTTATATCCTGATTGCCCTCCTCCTCACGTTGATAAATTAGGGCATGATGGAAATTGGAAGCACGGTGATTTTCTAATTCATTGGCCAGGAATAAATTTAGAAAGTAGAATTGCCCTTTATCATGAGTACAAAAAATTTATGGTGGAATAAATGAAAATTTATCTTTATATATTTTTAATGTCTATAGCACTTGTATTTTTAGTAGCCCTTTGGTAAAATGAAAAATTTTTCTCATTTTGGAACATTCGGTGATACAATTTATAGTCTTTGTGTAGTCAAACTTTTAGGTGGCGGTAACATGTACATAAAGTTGAACTACTTAAATTATTTTTGTAAAGAAGTTTTACGCTGGACTGATGCAGGTCCTGGAACAGGAAGATATACACAAAAAGATTATGACATGTTAGTACCTTTATTAAAAGCACAAGATTATCTCCATGATGTTGATGTTTATAAAGACCAGTCTATTGACGTTGATTTTGAAAATCATTATAGATTTCATTTAATGGGAGATAGATGGAGAGGTAATCAAACAGAATGTTATGCTCTTACTCAAAACTTAAATATACATGATGAAAAAATCAGCAATGCTTTGATTAGACTTCCATGGTTAAACAATATTGATCCTATCTATCAGCCTGAAAAAATTTGTATAAACAGAACCTCTAGGCATCATCATGGAGAAACAGGAGATTCTAAAAAAGTTTATGAAAAGTTTATATCTGATGATTGTTTTTTTGTAGGAACAGAACAAGAACATACAGATTTCTGTGATGAATTTAAATGTGATATAAGATATCAAAGAACAAATGATTTATTAGAATTAGCGAGATACATAAATGGGTGTGAGATGTTTTTAGGTAATCAAAGTTCTGCTCTAGCAATAGCTATAGGTCTTGGTAAAGATTTAAGATATGAGATAAGAAAAGATTATCAGTCAGAGTACATGACAACTCCACATGGACATGGTGATGTTTGGTTTCCAAGAGATAATATAGGATATTTTTAATGAATTCAAATTTATTAGATATAGTAAGAAAAAATATATTAAAGAAAAATCATGAATGGAAAGCTGGTGAAGATTTAGTTCACTACGCAGGACCATACTTTTTTGAAGAAGAGTACATGGCGGCAATTGAATCTTTGTTAGATGGTTGGCTTGTCATGGGTAAAGCGTGTATAAGATTTGAAAGCAAATTCCCAAAACAAATGGAAAGAAAACATGGAGTTTTAACAAACTCTGGGTCAAGTTCAAACTTACTAATGATGTCAGCGTTAACATCAAAACGATACACGAACTTTCCAAAAGGCACAAAAGTTCTTATGCCGATTGCAGGTTTTCCAACAACACTTAATCCTACAATTCAAGTAGGATTTGAGCCTGTGTTTTTAGATATTGAATTAGAAACTCTAAATTTAGATTTAACTAAAGCTGAAGATTTAATTAAAGAACATGATATTAAAGTTATTACATTCGCTCATGTATTAGGCAATCCTCCGAACATGAATGATGTAATGGCACTAGTAAAGAAATACGATTTAGTTTTATTAGAAGATTGTTGTGATGCCTTAGGGTCAACTTATGATGGTAAATCATTAGGAAGTTTTGGTTCTATGGCATCATGTTCTTTTTATCCTGCTCATCATATGACTATGGGTGAAGGTGGATTTGTAACGTGCGAATCTGAACAATTAGAAATTGTTGTTAGGTCATTTAGAGAATGGGGAAGAGGGTGTTATTGTGTAGGACCAAAAGCTAACGTGCTAAAAAATGGAACATGCAAAAAAAGATTTTCAGAATGGATTCCCACAATGACAGGAGAAGTATTCGATCATAAGTATGTTTACGATGAAATAGGTTATAATTTAAAACCTATAGATTTACAGGGTGCGATTGGTCTAGTGCAATTGGAAAGGCTCGATAAAATTCACGAACTCAGACGAAGAAATTATCGACTTCTTTTCTCGATGTATGAAAAGTATGAACAATTTTTCCATTTGCCTAGACCGAGAGCCTTGTCAAATCCATCGTGGTTTGCTTTTCCTATAACGATTCGTGAAGATGCTCCATTTACTAGAACTGATTTAGTAAATTACTTTGAAGACCATAAGATTCAAACAAGACCTTATTTTGCAGGTAATATAATGCTACAGCCTGCGTATTCGCATTTAATGAATCCTGAAGATGCTAAGAACAATTTTCCTGTAGCAACGTACACCATGACACATACATACTTTCATGGTACAAGTCCTGTAATTACACCAGAGCAAATAGAATATATAGGATATGTTTTACAAAAGTTTATGACTTGATTATTAATAGAAAGGCGGCGATATGAAAGGTAAAGAATACATAGCTAAATTTTTAAAAGCTATTGAAGTAGATAATGTTTTTTTAGTACAAGGTGGTGCATGTTCTTTTATGGTAGATGCGATTGCAAAAGAAAATATAAATTATACATGCTTTCAACATGAACAAGGGGCGGCTATGGCCGCTGATGCTGTTTGGAGAACCACTAATAGAAAAAAGATAGGAGCAACTTTTTGTACAAGTGGTCCAGGTGCATCTAATTTAGTAACAGGTATCGCTTGTGGATATTTTGATAGCATACCTAGTTTTCACATTTGCGGTCAAGTAAATGGAAAAGAAGTTGGTCAATATAATGGAGCAAAAGTAAGACAAGCAGGTTTTCAGCAAATGGATATAGTTAGTATGGTTAAACCGATTACTAATTATGCTGTAGCTGTCACGAATGGAGAAGAATTAAGACAAGAATTAAAAACATGTTATGAAAAAGCATTTGAGGGTAGAGGCGGTCCTGTTTTAATTGATATTCCTATGGACGTACAGACTGATGAAATGGAAAACAGCGAACTCCTGTTACCAGAAGTAAAAATGATAGTATCTTCATCAATTAAAATTGAAGAAATACGAAATAACATATCTGAATTTTTTAAAGACTCTGAAAGGCCTTTAGTAGTTTATGGAGCAGGCGTAGAACTATCAGGTGTTTCAGAACAACTTAATGAATGGCTAATTGATAATTGTGTGCCTTTTGTTTCAAGTTGGTCAGCACTTAATTCATTTGAACATTCACTACCTAATTATTATGGGCATTTTGGAGTTTATGGTAATCGAGGTGCAAATTATATTATTCAAAATGCGAGTAATATTTTGGTCTTAGGGTCAAGACTTGACAACAGGCAACGATCTGGAAATCCTAAACTATTTGCACCTCAATCTAAAGTTATGGTTATTGATATTGATGGAGAAGAATTAGTAAAGTATGACTCCGAATGGAAAAGAGAGATTTTAGATTTAGTTCATCTTCCTAAAGTATTAGAGAACTATAAATTGCCTGAATACTCTTCAGAGTGGGTAAGCTATTTAAAAGAGATGAAAGAAAAGTATTACAATGTTGATATCTCTACTGAACCTAAAAAATATAAAAGTTTAAATCCTTACGAAGTTGTGCAAAAAATGAATGAAATTATAGATGATGATGCTATGCTATTTGCTGATGCTGGTGCTAATCATGTATGGGTTTATCAAATGTTTAATAGAAGAAAAAATCAACTTCTTACAACATCATCAGGTCATTATGCTATGGGCTACAGTTTGCCTGCATCTATAGGAGCGAAGTTAAATAATCCTGATAGACAAGTAATTAGTTTTAATGGTGATGGCGGAATTCAAATGAATATCCAAGAATTACAAACAATGCTTGAGTATGATTTAGGAATTACTGTCGTTGTATTTAACAATCATGGTTTAGGTATGATAAGACAATTTCAGAATACTTACATGGGAGGCAGACATCACGCTACAGGAAATGGTCAAGGTCCAGGCAGACCTAATCTTTCAGGTATAGCTACTGCGTATTCTATGGATTATTTAAGAGTTACATCAATTGACCAAGTTAATGAAAATATGTTTAAGCGTGAAAATAAAAGATTGCTAATCGAATTTGTCATTGATGAAAGAGTTTTAATAGAGCCTAAGTTAGAAGGTGGCAGACCAATCAACGACCAGTTTCCTTACATTACAAATAAGGAATATGTTGAAAATAATAAGTTTGTAGATTTTGCTAGAGGTTGATTATGAAAAAAATGTTATTAACAGGCTCTACAGGTTTTGTCGGAAAATTTTTAAAGAAGAAGATAAAATCTAAACTAGACAAAAAGTATGAATTGTTTTGTCCTAACAGAGATGAATTAAATTTGACATCAACAATGGCTGTAACTTACTATGCAATAGAAAAAGGCCCTTTTGATGTAATTATGCATTGTGCATCGGCAGGACGAGAAACTCCTAACATTATAGACAATAACATTTTTAAAGATAATCTATTGATGTTTTATAACTTAAAAAGAATAGCAACTCCAGAAAAAGGTTATTGCAAGTTTTTTAATTTTGGTAGTGGTGCAGAGTTTAGCGTAAGTAGTACTGTAGAAGAAGCTGATGATATCTGGCGTTGGCA